ATAGGTGAATACATAGTACCGACCATCCGTCACACTAATAGGTAGCTCAGTGTGATCATCTCTCCGTATAATAGACCCTGATTTAGAAACATACACCTCCGGATATACCTTTGACTGATAGTACCCTTCCACCGGTGCCGGGGAGCCATTCCGTATAATCGACTTTTTACTCATTTCACAATCCTCAATCCTAAGTTATAGTTCTACCATAGGATACGATCCAAATGAAATTTTACTCGAGTAATTCGAAATGTGCTCTTACCCCCGGAGAAAAAAGACTTTAATCTGGATTTAAGTCAATGAATTCAGATAGTCATACTTACGAGTCTCTAGTCTATTGCCGTGCATCATAGCTAGGAAGGATTGGAGTATAGCGCTACCTACGGCAGAGGCTTGTGGACCTAGTCCGATTTTGGAGTCGGTTACAAGCTTACCCATACAGACACCACAGAAGTTACCATGGTCAGTATGGCAGGTCATAGGGCTACGGATAGTAATGGTTTTACCCACCAGGTTGTCGAGTTCGCCCGCCTCTATCGGGATAAGATCTTTACCTTTAAATCGGTAACGTCCTACAAACTTATCTTTGTTGTATTCCGTAACCGGGAAGGTGATGCCCACAGTAGACCCACAGTCGTCTTCAACCAATTTCGTGTTCTGGAAGATACGGGCTGAGAACTTAGCCGCTTCACCCCCCAGTGCGGTAGAGGCACCACGGTTATAGGAACCCATACGTAGTGAGTTGACCATCATGGGGAGATGTTTCATATCCCACCCTTCACGCAGTGATGGAATGGCCAGCTCATACTTAGAGGGATCCTCCAGTGTAGGCTCACCCCCGAACATAATGTGGGTGCGCTTTAGGGATACCTCCATATCCTTAGGCTTAAGCATGAACTCATTAATGTCATCGCCTTCCAGATATGTGCGGTAGTAGTCTACGAGTTCGGCTTCTACCTTGGCAATGATAGCAGGGTCATGAAGTTGACCCTTATACTTCTCGAGTACCGCTTGTCGCCGTTCGGCCATATCGCTGGGTGGGATAATGGCCTTACGGGTAGCAGAGGGTACCACGGCATTCGCTAGGGCCGTCATCATCGAGATGGCTCGAGTAAAGGCACGATACTGTTCTACGGTAACGGTCTTCTCGGTTAGGGCCTTAGCGACCAGCTTATCGATATATTTACCGTTTAAGCGTTGGTTCTGATACGGAATCGCATCGGTAAACGCGTATTCGAAAACGATAAGGTTTGTAAGCAGAGTAGAGTAGTAGGTCTCTACAGATTCCTTAACAATCGGGAAGATACCTGGAGGCACCGTAATAGGTTCCCTGTAGTTAAACAGGGGCGAGCCTTGGATATAGCCATCAATGATGGTGGCGTCCCCGTCCTCGTTTACTGTATAAGCTGCACCGTCTGCGATGTAGAAGTCGCCGATTTCTCGGTGTTTATTTAAAGGGGTTTCACCTACAATGGCAAAGGCCCTGAGGAGCCAATGGCGCTTGTAAATAAAGCGGTGGCGGTATGCCAGTACAAAATACTCAAACAGGGTCATGGCGAGTACCTAACTGAAGGGTAAGTTCACGGTAGAATACGGGGTGGAGTTCGGGTTCCACATATTGCTCGATAGCCTGACTGAGGATGTCTTCTAAGGCCTCAGTGGGGTGTTCAGAGGCGAGGGCCAGTAAGTACCACTGCCGTATAGCCTCTTTAGGGGTAAGATCATTCAGAGTGACGTAGAGGGCACGGGCTGAGGCCTTAAAATGAATAGGTAGTCGGCCACGGGTGCGGATAAAGTCTAAGGCTGGTCCGGTTTCTTCGGATGTGATCGCGTGTTTTAACCGTGCCTCTGCTTCCTCCCCTTCATTGACGTACGGCTCAATACGCTCTATGCCCGTATAGGCATCTAACAGACGACCATCTGTGAATCCGATTAAGGATCTGAGCTGATGGATACTAAGGTCATTTATATGTACCAGCGCCGAAATGAGTCGCTCATTTGCATCCACTGCTTCAGGGTCGAGTGCTAGGCTAACATCCACCAAGAGGGGGTCTGTAAGGACAGTGCAGGCTTCGGCTAATTGAATGAGGTGATCCAAGCGGTGAGACTCCTCTGCATTGAGCCATACCCCTAATCCACTGAGGTAACGCTCTAGGTGCTCGCTGTAGCGGTAATTAATGCTGGCGATAATGTCGTTACTTTCCTCTAACCCTACATCGGCTTCTTCTAGGTCGAGTTCATGGTCGGTATAGCCTACCCCCTGCAGTAACTGCTCTGTCTGTATAAATACACTGAGATGCTCTAAGGGTATAAAACTGGAAATGCGATCAAATAACGTATCCATTATACGTCTCTCCTATAGACTGGGAACATACCATTTCACCCCACAGTTAGAGGGGTGCAGTGTGTTGGTTATATATACTACTTTTTCCGTAATTCCGACCTTGCCAAAAACCCCCGTCCCATCGAGGTTTGCCCACAGGCACACCCCCGGAAACATTGACCCTCGATTTCAGAAATAAAATCATTTTAACCACCCTAAAGGAATTATACGTGAAAAATTATAACCCTAGTATATGCTCTAGCAAGAATAGCAGTTTACGGAGAAATACAATGGAACAGCACACCCCCCAAGACGCAATGCCGCTGGCAGAGTGGAGCAGTATCTTAGAGCTAGCGAAATGCTGTGATGACATTGTTCGTCACATCGCTGCAGGTATGGTAGCCGTGGTGCAGCAGGATAAAACGCAGTATGATGATGAGCTAGCACAAGCACTCACTGAGGTCAGGGAGACGCTTACCGAGACACTGGCACAGGTGCCCAAGGGCATGACCTATGTATCTGATGACGATCATCCGCTGTACCTGAAATCGTTTGTCGAGATTTCAGACGTCAAAGATCGTCTCTTTGATGAAATTGTACCGATGGCGAATGCCTTTACCGCACGGGCTGTACCCGATGCAGGACTGAACATTGATGTACAAGGAATTATCAACGATGAGCACTGAAGAACAGAATCCATTCAACGGCACCGAAGAGACTCCTACTCAAGACGCTGTGGTTGGTGAAGAGTCCAGTACAGCAACCCATAAACCTACCGTTATCCTGGAGGCTAACCCCTTCAAAGACCTTTCAGCAGAACCGGGTATTCGAGTACGCGATTGGGTGTTCCCAGTACCCATGGAAACAACAACCGTTGAGACCCTCGATCGTCTGATTCGTGACTATGCGCTGGAAGCCGAGGCGAACATGTCTGAATCCGCAGCACGCTCTGCGGTACAGGCTTATGCGGACCACCTTCGCCAGACCTATCTTGGACATTGGCGGCATGGACAGTACGCCGACCTCTTCACCCGTGAAGGAGCTGAGTTTGTACAGGCGATTGATTCTGATAAAGGTCCTATCCGTATCGGTGGTCAGAACGTTGCACTAGGTAGCAGTCAGGCTATGTCCGGGCCCTCTGCCATTATGGCGATTCAGAATGCACTGGGTATTGGTAAGCCAACTAAGGTACCCTGCTGGTCGTCAGGTCTGGTACTAACCCTAGGTAACTTTAAGACCTCAGAGATTCTCTCACTGAACCTAGCCTTGACAGAGACCCGCGCTGAGATCGGGTATGAAACCGGCGGCATGTTGTTTTCAGGTGGGGATGTGAACATCATCTCTGAGGTGGTGGACTTCATCCTCGATCACGTTATTGCCACCAACATACGTGGCTGGATGGTCGGGGATAAGGCGGTTCTGAAGAAACTGCTGAAGGTCATGGATATTCCTGCACTGTTGGCGGGTGCTCTGGCATCTATTTACCCCTCAGGCTACCCAACAGTCCATAAGTGTAAGAACAGTGGCACTAGTAAGTGTGACTACAATCCTACCCTGGAAGTCGATATTGACGGTATTGAGTTTAAAGTCGACAGTCTGCTGGACTTTAAAAAGGTGGTCTGGACGGATCGCACCCGAGTTAGTCCGAAGGCGCGTCGGTTTATGTCAGCCGGTAACAATGTACATACTGTCGAGCAGATCGAAGAATATCAAGATGAATTTAACACCTTGGAGCCTTTGAGTGCACCTTTGTCTGACAGTGGGGCCATCGTAAAAATTGCCTTCCACCAGCCCAACCTGGAAACCTATGAGCGTGTAGGTCGACTGTGGATTAACGGGGTAATGGAAATGGTCAATGCCGCGATGGATCGCATTACGGATGCGGACCGTGAAACTCGTCGCACCAAGCGCATTAGCTTTATCCGCAACTACCAGCACGCACTGCGTCTGCAAAAGCATGCTGCGTGGATAAAGAACCTCCAGATGCATGTGCCGGGTGAAGATGAACCACGCATTGTTTCAGATACTGATACCTTGTTCAGCTCATTGGAGACGTTGGCTGAAGACAAGGCGTTAGCGAGGAACATCATCGAAGCGGTTGACCGTCACCGGGTGGAAGCACAGGTGACCTTTACAGGTATACCGAACTATGTATGCCCATCCTGTAATGAACCGCAGTTGGATCCGGCTGAAGCAGAACATGGGCTGATTCCAATGGACATGGTGGCGTATTTTTTTACCATCATGGTGTGGAAATGGGAACACGAGGCCACTATCTCAACCAACCCATAATCAGCTGTCTGTGCGGGAAGAGCAATGGGGACAACATGAAAGGACGTGTCTGTCCCCATTGTCATACCGTGGTGAAAGAAACCACGAATACCGCACTGTTTAAGCGACCCACACCCCATTCAACTTTGTTTGCAGATTTTGGCTTATCCAAGAAACAAAGCACCGCACTGTCAGAGGCATTACTGGAGCTAAAGACGCCTAAGAGCAATATTGTACTCCAGCTATTAATGGCGGAACAATATGAAACAATTTTAGGTATCCACGACCACTCCACCGTCGTCTACGACGTCGCTACGCCTTTGGTGCGACATACCTCAGCCAGTCAAACCATTCCGTACTCGCTATATGCGAATGAAATACGGCGGTTGATTCGATTAAAGGTCCCACAGAAAACTGGCATGGGTTTAGATGCCATACTCAGTTTACCAGTGGAGACCTATCGGCTGGTAACCAATGCATGCTCCGCCTCTAATCACCTTGAGGGTGAGTTAGCGGATGAGTTAATGACAGAAATAAATAACAGTTAATATACTCCCAGAGCCTTTAGGGCTCTGGGAGTATAGTTTATGCAAGCTCAAGGTGGTCTAACAGCGCCCGTGTAAAGTAGGCGCGTTCCAGTGGATCTGGAAGGTGTACTTCGATAGCATGTACATTGAAATCGCTAAAGGGAACTGGATGGGTGCCCACGGTTTGCATCAGGTCATCCACGTTCTCAAACAACTCTACTAACGTACCGTTATTGTCAACGTAATGGGTACAGTCATCCGCCGTAATCGTTAGGGAGGAGGCCGGTTCCAATGGCTTACGTTTACTGGCATCTACCCATATTTCAAAGTCATGAGCTTTATTAGCCTTAGAGGCGTTCAGCTCATCTATGTTTCGAAGACCACAGTAAATATCGTGCTCTTCGAAAATCTCTCTGGAGACACGGTCTAGGTGCTCCCCATTGTACTCGACGATCAGGTCAAACCACTCCTTACGGTGGTTACCTCGATCCGCGTAGCATTCCTCTACAGTGGTATATCCATAGAGGGGGGCAAGTCTGTCAAAGATAAACCGCCGACATACAAATAAGGAGGAGGACTCGTATTGCAGTCCGTAGACTACGGTGAGGTACAGGGAGACGGTGTCCTTCCCATGCCGCGCATTACCGCACACCATCCATTTCAATGACATCAATAATCCTCAAGCTGATAATTATGTTGCACAACTTCATCGATTAGTCCCAACGCCAGTGCTTCTTCTGCGGTTAGGTAATAGTCAGTCTCACAGTATGCTGCAATTTCAGACTCACTGCGATTGCATCGATCGGCGATGTGCTTGGATAAGGTATCCTTAATATAGTTCATGTACTCCAGGCGAGGCGCCATTATAGCGCTGGTACCTCTGGGCTGATGTATCATGATCTCAGTATTCACGGTGGCGTATCGCTTACCCGGTTGACCTGAACACAGTAAGAGTGCGCCGGCTGAAGCGGCTAGACCGATCGAAAGTGTATAGACCGGAGACTCGATCGCCTCCATCGTATCGACAATGGAGCGTGCCACTGCAACGTCGCCACCCGGACTATTAATCAACATCACAATAGGGGCGACTACGGTCGACTCTAGGTCCCTTAAGGCTTCTATAACCTTACGTCCCATTTTACGTTCAATGGCCCCTTCGACTACAATGACTCTAGCCATGAACGTATCCTCCAAACACACCTAGCTCAATCGCCTGATCGGCGGTCATGTATTCATGTCGGTCACAGCGGGTGCGAATGTCAACTGTCTCCAAACGCGTCGTAGCAGCGATGATAGATGCAATGCGCTCTTCTACCCGAATGACCTGCTCACCAGTGGCCGTAATGTCGGTTGCGGTACCCATCGCGTATTGGGTCTGGCGTACAAAGTGTACGATAGTAGAAGGCATGCAACGTCGCTTTTCGACTGGCAGTGCCGCCAATACCACTGCAAAGTGTACCGGCATATCGTAGAGTACCTCGATCTGCATATCCAGTTTACCCGCAAACAGATCGATGGTGTCGTGAATACCTAGTAGCTCAGTGTCCCATAAAAACACTGTATCAAATTGCAGTGTCAGAGGAATCTCTTTATTCTTTTCTAGGTGGGCCAGTAACTCCAGGTAGAGTTGACCTACCGACTTAACCAGTATAACTTTCACAAGGGTGCTCCTTATTTTAAAGGTCGTATCAATAGGATTTGCCAACCCTACCAGACAAAAAAAAATAAGGAGGGGTGAACCTCCTTATCTAAACGACAACGTTTGTCGGCATGTCCCCAATAGAGGCGCATTTACCGGAAAACTGTTCTCGCTTACGTACGTCGTACTCACGGTGCTGGAGGATGTCCAGACAGGTTAGCCAGTAGTAAACAGGTGCAATATGGGGATATTTCTTTATAGGCCTTAGACGCCCCAGTAGCTGCAAGTTACGCTGTACCGAACCAATAGCCACCGTACTGATACAGGCCCTTAGGTTAGGTATGTCCTTACCAGTACCCGCCGAGGTCGGTGTACTGACGATAATGTCATTGGCGTACAATACCTCTGGGGCATAGGACGCTGTATAGGCTGAGGTTTTAAACTGCGGATAGAGCTTACTCAGTCGACTGGCCAGGCGTTCACACATTTCAGTGGTTGCACAGAAAATAAGAAGCTTCTGTTCGTCCTGGTAGTCTGAGACGAATGCCTGCTCCGCTAAACTCTCTATGAACTCATAGTAGCGCGTCTCCGCGGTACGGTTCGCCATTAACCACTGCTCATACGCGACGTGACTATATCCCTTAGTACCCGTACACTTCACTTTGTCAGGGTGCTCGAGTCTATAGGTTACGGAGACACATTGCGCGTGTTCATTTTGACTTACGTCTTTAAAACGATCCTCCATAGGAAATATTTTAAGGTATTGGTTGTTGATCTTCTCATCTTCCGACACCAGTGTCGCAGATAGGTAGATGGCTCTACGTACATGCGTGAAGGTGGTGGCGGTTACGAGTGCATGGATATTCTCATGTGACTCATCCACGATGCGCATGCCCACGCCTAGTGTGGGGAATAGCTCATAGGGCGTCACACCCTCAATGGTGTATCCCTCTGTAAGGTAGTCCTTGAGAAAGGCCCGGATGGTAGCAATGGAGATAAAGATGAGCTTATACTCATTCTGTCCGGCTAACGATAACTTAACCAGATTCACCAAATGCTCACGCCCCTGTACCACACAGATGTCCTTAGCGTGATCAATGTCCAGTACCCACTTAGTGGAGTCAATCCACGTTTTAAAATGCCCCGAGGCCATTACAAAGGCTGTTCTTACCTTGTAATGTGCAGTGGTCATGAGACCACAGGCGGTGTTGTGTGTCACGATAAAGTCATCTGTGACATAGAGGTGAGATGGGTGTGATACCTCTATACACTGGACCTCATCCGCCCCTACGTACTGTACGTCGATAACCCTAGACATTTCCAAATAGTCGCTATCTGGAACATGTATGGGCAAATACTGCTCACGACCGTTCTCCACCCGATCCTTGATGATTGCTGTTGTTAGCACCTCACCCGTTAACCCTTTCTCCATGGTATACCAGAGATGTTCAGCGTCAGCGGTTGACTGTCGCCCATCCTCTAGGGTGATGCAGTATACTGGACGTACGCCCTGTGGATAGATACCCACAACCACACCTTCACTACCATCAGGTCCGCTAATGGGATCCCCTACACTAAGGTCTCCCATTTTGACCCAACCGTGTGGTGTTAACACCTGTGAGGAAAGCGGCTGTGCCTTCCCAAAGCCAGTAGGAAGGTTTAGTACACGGTTAATGGCCTTACCTTCCTTCATGAAGGACATGGCCAACTCCTGCTCCTCATTGCGAGGCCCTACTCCCTTCTGCAACGCTATCTCGATAGGGGTACCTTCAATAGGCTCGTGGTACGTGTATTGAAAGTCACTACTAGTGTACCCTAGTCCCCTTAGATACTCCTCAACCTTTGTAATCTCCGCTTTCAGAAATCCAAACTCTTTACGGTCATGTGTAGCCGTTGCAAAGACGGCCTTGGTTTTCTTAACTCGACGCTTAAGCTTTGGAATCCAGACGGTTTCAAAGATCGCCAGTCGCTCACAGTACTTAAGGATGGCTTCTCGCTCATTCGGGTAATGTACCTGAATACGTACACCATGACTGTAGACGTCTACTTTAAACTTAACCATTCTGCCTCCCATGACAGCCATAATCCCCTATTATAGGATGCCTAGCCCTAGTGGCAATAAAAAATAATGACCATGCACTGGGCTCGCCCAGTGCATGTCTATAACTATTTATGCCTTCTGATTAACCGTCGCAGTAAACCAGGTCTGAAAAAGGGTATCCGACATTGGGATCTCCAGTGCTTCAGAGACTGCACTGCGACATCCTGCCCACAGGTGTGTATCCTGTCCCTCTGGACGCAGGGTATTGAGTAGATTATCCAGCTCCCCACGCGTCTTGGGGAGGCTGATCTGGTACTGACGTTCCAGTTTTTCACGGGCAGCATTCATCAGTTGCTTTTGCATCGTAATAGTCCTTTAGGTGGTTAGTGTGATACGTATTCAAAGGTGAAGTGTTCGACCGAAAATTGCCCCAGTGTGCCATCGACTTCCACCAATGGCTCTGGGGCAGCATCTGTGTGCACCGCCGTCACACGATAGGTTTTACCGATTTCTAACGCAGCGGGATTAGACTCCCCTTTGCGCCTTTTCTTATCCGTGCAGATTACACGGGCACCGGTATCCAGTACAAACATAGGGTACGTCCTTTAGCGGTTATCTACATACGGGGCATCGGCCCCAATAATGGGATCCAGCGGGTGCACTGGACGCTCATGGGTCAAGTAACTCTTATGGTTAAGAATGACCCGCTTCTGTCCCTCGAAGGCCAAAGCCGCCGACACGGACCGGTTCGATATAATCCGACGGGCGGACATAAAGACAAATGGATCACCACCACGAGGTAGGCGATAGTCGTTAGCATAGGCGTTCACCGTCATACAGGCACGTACAAAGATTTCCGCATGGGCTAGGTTGACCTTTATCTTTTCATCGAAGAGGCGTTTCATTGCCGCCACCGCCTGACCGGGGTGCTTATGGGAGACAATGGCCTCATCCTTTTCCTCAGACCCAAAGACAAAGTGTTTAATGCGACGCTGGAACGTCAGCATGCTCTCACTGCGTCTGGGGGTAATGAAGACCGGCCGACCTTTAAATCCGTCCAAGCGTACCTCCACAACGCCGTTAACGGTTTTCCACCCATTACGGGCAATGGCCTCCAGGACATCCGAGGAGAGTGCAGAGCCTTCATCCCCTATACGCAGGTTGAAGATACTCCAGTCCCCTTTCTGCTGCCCGTGGCCATCGGCGTTTGCAATTTGCAACTCCGTAATACAGGATACACGCTGCGGCAGTAACCCTGCGGGATCACCACTTTGAAGGACACTGTTAAGGCCAGGGGCCTCTTCTTCAGCAAAGCGAATCAGGAAGGTATTCGCTGCATTCTGTCGCTTCAGTGTAACCGCTGACCGGTTATCGGGGTCATAGCGGAACCATTTACCGGCCTCACCATCCAATGAGAAATACAAGGCGCCTTGAGAGGTCTCAACGTGCTTCGTAGAAAGGATTAGCTGAGAGAGTGAGGACAGTGGGTCGGTTGTCAGAAAGTGCCCTACGTTGGTTCTAGGGGGGACAATACGGGAGATTTGTCCCAGACACGTTTTACAGACCGTACCGGTATCGTCATTCTGACACATAGTGATAGAACGGATGTTAATGACCTGTCCAATCAATGACGTGTCCTTAGGATCAAACAGCACCGGTCGACCATCGACCATGTGGTACTTACCCTTAAGGCCATGCATGTCCTGTTCAGATACCAACCATGGGATGGTGTGGGGTGTACCACAATCATCCCCCACGACACTGCGCACGACAGCTGCAAGAAGCTGCATTCGTCGGTTCAGGTACTCAGAGTCCTTCAGCGGATCATCGTTCATCAACAGTGCACGAGACGCGCTGCGGGATTCCGTAATGCTATCGTACAACGTATCGAACCCGTCCGCATAGGACTTCTTGATGGGGTACATAAAGATAGAGCCATCCGTAGCAAAGGTATTACCACGTGCACCAATGAACTGCACCAACTGCTTCTCAGAAAGCAGGTTCGCACGGGTCATCTTAGCAACCCCATTATTGCGTAATGAGGGCTTGTCCTTCTTAAGCTCCTGCATGATGAGCTCGTATCCCTCCTTGAACTCCATCTCATCCGCTTCGATCTTATCTTTCACCTCCCGTATTACCGGGTCATCCATGAGGTCTATTACATCTTCCAGGTCCACTGTTGTCACATAGCCCGCTAGACGGGCGACCGTGATGTTGTGGACGGTGTTAAGTATCTCATAGCTGACCTTTGACATCTCCCAGACCAAGTTCTCCCGCTTATCCGGATACCCTTCATAGACATCCCAGAAAATCTTAGCCCCCAGCTTCTGATCAAACCCCTTGGTAAGGGATTTATTACCAACATGGTGAGTGGGCAATATAGGGCATCCTGGAAACTCACGGTGCATACGCCAAAAGTACCAGCTCAATACAGTACGACGCTTACCAGTTTCCAAGGTGGATCCGTCGGCAAACTCTACCACCATAGGGCCCTCAGGTAGGGCCCATACCTCCTTCTCTGTCAGCATACACAGGGTGCTTGCTGCATAGATGTTCGCCATTAGGGTTACTCCTTATTGTTTATGTCGGGGGACACGAATGATTTCCCATCCGGCACACGCGGCGATGTGTCGGACAAACTTAATCGGACGCCCACCAATCGGTACTACATTTCGATCGACCAAACACTCAATGTCTGAAGGTCGGTCCGATAGCAGTATTGAATTGACCGCCATGCGGTGACTTTCTGGATTAGTCGCCAAATCCATGGTTTCAGCAGCGGCATCGCCACCGATAACCGATACCAGGCTACGCAACTCAGTTTCCCCGATGACACGAGGTGGCTGTTCCTTAGATGGAGTTGAGTGCTTAGTAGTTTTATTCTGTACTGCTGGCAGACCATGGTGCTGCCTTAAGATACCAGAAACCGCCATGGGCTTGTGATCCAACTTATCCAGTACAATCATAAACTTAGTACCAATCAGGACCGGGTCCTTAGTGCGAACCGTTTCACCGGTACGACTGACATAGGTGACCGGTGACTTGTTTGGTGGTCTGAAGGCTTTAAGCTTACGGTACAAGTCGGGACAAAGTTTCTCATCGTCTGCACGGATAACCAGATAGATACCCTGGTTATAAATGCTATCCAACACCTCCATCCTCTCTGCTTCGGATAGGTCACGGATATTCTCTTCCATTACGGTAGAGGTACAGGCAACCAGTGTCTGAAAATGTAGCCAGGCTTGTTCGTTCTGACCAGCATCCATCATTTGACGAATATCGCCTGCAACGTCTCGTGCCACCGCATTGATGTATTGCTCATAGAACTGACCGGGGTTCAGCCGCGCAACTGCGCCCTTACCGTACACAATAACGTCAGCACGGTTACCGAAGTCATCCACCGCCATTTCATGGCTTTCCCGTACACCGCAAACCACGCCTTTGCCGCCCCCCATGTCTGATATCTTAGCACCCAAGTCGGCAGTGAAACGGTGCGCGTACATGACCTCTACTCGCCACTCATCCATGGGGTTAGCACGGTATGTTTTCTGGATAGAGTTTTTACGACCCTTCACCGACTCTAGACGCTTAACCGCTTCATTAGGGCGCACGCCCATAGCCCGCTCTATCAGTGTCAGAAGCTCTGGGGTTAGATTCGGTTTGTAATTGGTCTCCTGTTTAATCTGATGATAAACCTGCACGATGCGGTCATAATACTGCGCATGCCGATCAGCATACTTCTTAGCGACATCCTCCATACCCGATGGCGTATGGTACGTTCTGCGACCCTCATTGGTCGTGGTGTGTACCGTAATATCGATGATTTTAGCACCCGGTACACCATAGGTTAACTTATCATGCGTCAGATCCGGAGTCTGAAGCTCCCTACGGGACATTTCAACCCCATCTAACATAGGGTCGTATTTGCGCAGTGCAAAGACTAGCCCATCTTCACGTATAGTGTCTCCAATCTCAGGGAACGGCTTATAGATCCGGTCATCCCCATAGAGGTTAATTGGATAGTAGTGACGACCCCATTCTACTACACGGGTACCCGTAGCAATGGGTGTGGCGCGTTCAAGGAAGTCACGGGATACCTCGAACCCATCCTCAATTGTAGCCGGTACGGACATGTACGCAACATTACAATTGAGACCATTGGAGTAGTACCCATTCTCAACGGTAGGACTATACGAAAGTACATCCCCTCTATCGAGAGTCATTCCCCGTGCAAGCTGATGCATGAGGGGGGTGAACTTATACTTAAACCCGAAGGTTTCATGTACACGTTCCAGTTGGTTCTGATAGGTCTCTACATGGAAGACTCCAAAATACCCCGTTTCCAAACTACGGTAAATTACCGTAACCAGTGGGTTATAGGCAATGGAGTTCGCCCCTACACCGCCCGTATACTTATGGAGCACTGCATAGACCTGCAGGTCCTCAGGTGCCTTCACCCCAAACGTATGGGTTGCGAGTTGATCCTCTAACCCAGTTAGGATACGAGGGGTATCCGGTTTATTCGGTATCACCGCCTGAGAGATCTGTGAGCAGACCATCTGCATGCGGCTGCCCGAGTTAAACTTAAGCATGGGCGATATAGCCGCCATAGTGCCCAAGTGTCGGAGATTATTGCGCGTCTTTTCCATCTGTACACTCCTGTGACATTTACTGCTCAGTACGGTAATATAGGTTTTCAGCTTAAACGATAACGAGTGGATGCTATAGAGTACCTGAAATAAGGTTGAGGGTCATTATGAACGTTGATAAGCTCGCCGTACCTCGCGGCAAGGCTAACTATTATGAAGCTGGATATAGAGTGGCAATCGAAACCCACTTGCCCGTCATCCGGCGCAATATTCAAGAGCACGTCTCCATCACTGAACGTCAAAAACGCATGTACGCGGGTGACTTTTATGGATTATTATCCGAGCTAGGGGTAGCGGTGCCCCACCAATGGCCCACGTTAAGGGCGAACGGTTATCATAGTCCAGCTGACTTTCATGGGGAAGTGGATACAGTCTATACCTACACACCGTCTATATTTAAAGAAATATTAGACCAGTACCTCACCACTCAAGCACGACTGTAACAAAAAAAGAAATAGACACCCATGCGCCCTTTCGGGCGTATGGGTGTACGTGCCGTTAGTAACCAGACATCGGACGGTATTGTCCTGTGCGAGGGTCTAGATACATTTGTGGCTGTTGGGGCTGGCCGTAATATCCACCTGGTCCAGGCTGCCCATATTGGGGCTGGGGCGGATACGGCTGATTATACTGGGGTTGGGGTACGGGTTGTCCGTATTGGGGTTGAGGGGGGTAAGGTTGGTTGTACTGCGGTGGCGGTGCGTATTGAGGTTGGGGTTGGTACTGAGGTTGCGGCTGCCCATACGTTGGCGGTTGGGGTGCTGGCACTGCACCTTGGCCATAGTTAGGTGGCGTCATTGCCGGTGGTTTAAAGGTCGGGATACCATCATCCTCTACCTTCGGTGCAGGGGCCACTGGCTGTGGCTGTGGTGGTGTTGGTGCTGGGGGCGCGGACGCCGCTGCACGTGGTGCCTGTGCAGGCGTTACTGTTTCGGATTTCTCTTCCTCCACAGTTGCACCCAAGCCAATGTTACCCTCCCATTGAATGTACAGGTCATTATGGTACCAGTCATCCAGATTGGAAAGATCCTTCACCCAGTGGCCTGAGAAGTAAAAGTCTTGGGTCAGGTAACTGGTGATAAGGCTCGCCACCTCCTGCAGCCGTGACATTACTTCATAGAAGGTTTTACACAGGGTTGTAAAGTAGGGAGCTGTACGGCTATTGTACGACTCCACTACAGGTACATCCCCTAGCGCCAACTCAAAGGCGGTACGGATAACCGTGTGCGCTACCTTAGACGGTAGGCGCGCATTATAGAGCGTCTGCGATTCCATGAAGGGAACAGAGAAAGTGCAGCGACGACGCTGTACCTTGGAGTCCCCCTCTACCCGCTCCAACTGATACCGGATCATGGGGTGTTTTCCGACAAACCCCGTCAGAACCTTAGCCGGAATCCGACGCCAGGCATCCAGTGTGTTCGTACTGGTGGTTGGCATCTTGGAGAGAATCTTCTCCATAGCGGCCTGTGGCACCTTAGCATGCTTATCGGTATGGGCGGCTAGAGCAATAATGCTGTCCACCACATTCAGTGTAGCCATGTAGGTACGGCTGGAGACCAAGTGTAGAAACTTGTTCAACACCTCTGACTGTCCACGGAAAACAGACTCTGCAGCAGGATGGAAGAACACCCGCTTACCGTCTTCCTCGGCATTCACCCACTCCTCGGTGGGCAGGTACAGGGGCAGGGATACGGTACCGCGTCCCCGACGAACCTTTACTTTAAGGGGAGCAAGCTCCCCCTTGTCATTCGGATATTGGACTGCACCATCCTTTTCAATGGTGCAGCCGACATCCTCCAGTAGAGACTGGTAGAATTTTACAATCGGCTTCATGTGTTACTCCTTAACGATATAGCGTATTAAGCATATTGCCCAGGTCACCTGCAATGGTAGAGAGACTTTGTGTGGAATCCCCCACTACCGGACTGTAGAGGGCATCACAGTAACAGGGTGCCGCATAGTCAACTGGCATCCCGCCGTTGACACTTACGGAGACCGTGGTGTTACCTACCATGTTGTAGTACATAGTGATGTTGTAGTCCCCTACCCCCATTGCTTGGACAGATGCTGCAACTGTACTGCGTATAATAGCCTCGATGTTCTGGATACGGCGTACGTCATCCGCCACGCCGACCATAAACTGGGCCCCCAGGGTCTTGACGGTTACCGAGCCATCCGGTGCAGTTTGGTTCTCCATATTAAAGCTATACCGTGCCACCAGGTAAAGGGCCAGGTGTGCCGGAACTGCTTGAATCAGCATGTGTGCTATCCGGGTTTCAACCTTAGGCGCACCCCAGTGATCAGTATGCTCCGTCATGGAGGTGGGTGTACCGGTATCCAGATGGGCAATCTGAAGCACGTGGTCGAATTCTTGGAACGCCGTGCGTATCTCTTGCACGGTCACGTAGAAGGTTTCCGTATACGCCGTCTGGTCGCGCAGGCGTGCAAACACCATAGACGACATACACACATCCGCCTCTGCAACCTTGGAGCTGTCCGCGGCTGCCCCCATGACGTAATCCGGCGACTCCACCATGTCATAGTTATTGACGACACCCTCACGATACCCTTCACATACCTTATGTAGGTAACGTCCCCCAATTACGTTGTCACGCGCACTGGCGTTAATACCGTACATGTTAGCAACTCGGGTATCCAGTACACCTGGCTGATTAAAGCCATGGTACTCGCGCTGCTGGTACGTAATGGCATCCACTGGACGTAGTAGCGCCTCTGATTGATGGAGCTGGTGATCCATGCCCAGGTATGTCACCGGGGAGAGTATCTGCCGTGCACCGACAGATCCGTACTTCTCGAAACGATGACCATGTTGCATTACCTGGTCGACCCTGGCCTCCGTATGAGAGTTTGTGAAGATAGGCGTATCCGGTGCCAAATGTCCACCGTAGGACATATCAGCATAGCCCGTATAACCCGTAATGACCTCACGGGAGATACCCATGGGCGTTACCACCTCAAACTCCATCAGTACGGAGTAGCGCTGGGTGTCCCAGCCATTGGCAATAGCTACAATGCCCTTAGATTGGGAAGCCGGGGAGAGAATGCGGCCCGAGATCGCTGAAAATCGCTCTACGTTTGTGTACTGGCCACCTTGGGTGACCTGATCCAACATATTTAGAGTCTCATTGTTGATATGAGACTCGTAGGGACGGAAGTGCATCTGATGGACTGTCGGTACGGCGATGAATACTGCGCGAACCAAACGAACGCTGTTAGATAGCATAATAATTTCCTCGGTGGTTAAAGGTCAATATTGTTATGGGGTTGGCAACACATAATCTTCGACCTGACAGATCAGTCGAGCAATGTCGTTGCGCAGGGTAGTTGGTACGGTGTCCTTATCTGGCCACTCGTACAAATTGATTTCAGACACTATGTTGTCGATCAACATAATGCCAGGGTTTCCTTGACTACGACCCTGTACATCAATGCGTTGATGAGGGTATATTTCCTCTAGAGGTTCAATGAACCCTTTGGATAGCGGTAAGAGTGCTACACCGCCCACCGAATAGAGATCCACTGTCGATGGATCCTTTTCAATACGACAGCTTAGCATCATGTTTGCCAGGCCCTGATAACCATGGTCACTCAACCATGCAGCCGTTACACCGATCATACGTAGATACGTATCTCGGCTTTTCACCAGCTGACAGGTGCGCGGGTAGATCACCCGCTTACATACAAGGCCAATCAAAGGGAGGTGGTAGGCGCCTATAGAGAACTCCATGTTCTGCTGAATGGCATCGATGTACCCTAACGCCTTATCTACGTTCCCCTGTGGGTTAAGTCCCGTCACAAAGGCAGGTACGTTATCCACATACGCCGTCATGGCTACCACGGCGTAATCAGGAACCGATTGACTAATGCGGTAGCGCTCCACAACGGATTCAGTTTCATCTGACTCTGATTTCGTGATGCGTTTATCACGCACCCCATTGGAAAGATTCTTGGCTTTAGATTCCAGAAACTTGTACGCGATCTTAATCAGCGTCTTGTCTGGATCACGGAACTCCCCAATGGAGATTCGCCGTACAATCACCATTGCCAGATAGAACCTCGGTATCTCAGAGGTACCCATGTGGGTGCAGATAGCCGGAGTCAACGCCTTTGAGTCTTTCTCCGCCAGCGCTTCACAGTAATCCTTCAGTCGATCCATGGCCGGAAGTCTGTGAACACACGACTCTTTGAGGAGATCGTACGTTACCAGCTCTTTAAAGGCCGGGTCCAGTGGCGGGGCTACGTACATGAACTTACCCCAGATAGGGGTAACCATTTTAAAGTACATGCTCAGCACGACCAGCTCATTGTATTCATCCTTGAGATACGTCTGGCGCCTGGGATACTCTCCAGTATAACGATCATGGATATCACTGTTATAGGCTATGCGTCCATATTCCAGTGTCCACGATCGGAGATGTTCGTGGTTCACTAGATTCAGTAATCGTGTTACCAATGAGCGCAGTTCTATCTGCAGCAGCTCAAAGGACGTCTCCATTTCTATGAGTTCAAAGGCTTCCTCGTAGACCCGCTGGTACTCGTCCTGAAGATCCATCGGCAATGTATGCCAATACTCATTCAAAGGACCATATACTGACGCCGTATCGGTACCCCCGCCGCTGAGCTTCATCCACAACATCGTGGTGGGCCAGATCAACTCCTGTCCACGATGGGTGGTTCTTAAGACCGTCGTACCGGTGTTCGCTATCTCTATCTCCATACTGCACTCCTTGACCTACAAAAGGATACTGTCTTACCGGTAATATAGGTTTTCATTCTCTCCGATAACGCCCTATTACATTGGTGGTGTCGCTGTATATAAAAAAATAACATAGATACATACACAGTGCGCACTGCGCACTGTGTAGGGGTATTTATACGTCAGCAAACACGTCAGTAGAACGACCGTTACCTTCGTAACCGGTTTTCTTATAACCGCCACCACCGTTACCGGAGGATCTGTTGTAGCCGCCGCCGTTGCCACCACGGTTACCACCGCCGTAATTGCCGCGACCGCCACCCTGGCCCCCTTCACGCTTCTTAGCGTCTTGGGCTTCTTTCTTCTCATGGGTATCAATGAGTACCGGACCCAGCACCTCACGCATGGCGTCTACGTAACCTTCGACCACACGCTTAGACGTAACCGCAGGGTCCAGCGGATTGCCGTTCTTGTCGACCAGGGCATAGTAGAAATTAGGCATCATACGGAACACACAACGCGGGGCGTTCTTACACTCCACCATGATAGAGACCACGCCTTCTGCATCACGGCCGACGTAAACCTCTGACATGACCTCGAGCTTTTCAGACTTAACACCGCCTGACCAATCATAGTTTTTGTTTTTGATCCCTTCAACGGTAAAGTTGGGATTGGATGCCGCCTCCAGCAGCATACGCATAAAGATGTTACCGATCACCGGATCCATGTTCGCGTTTACCGGCGGACTATTGTCACCATCGTCCGGGTGGTTAGGATATACCGTAATACGGATGTTCCCGTTCACCACACGCAGCTTCATGTTGGGGCGCTTGCCTTTGATGTTCGGATCCCAAAGATCACCGACCAGGGAGAGCTTAGGGTTATCGGTGAAATTCTTGGGTGGGATAAATTTATTATCAGCCATGAGGTATACTCCTAGGGTAGTCGGACAGCTAACATTTTCGTAAACTGCTCTTGGATATCGGAATCGGTTATGGTACGTACATCACTGCGTACCTTCTCGCGGGTCGTGGTGGGCTTCCACTTACCATCAGCGGCACAGGCTACCAATGCCTTTTTATGGGCGTGACTACCTGCGTAAAACAGGGTCCCACGGTCACCCAGCACTTGCATGGTTAGAAGGTTAAATGGCAAATGATAGTAGCTTTCGTTGGTGGTTAATTTACGGATCCATTCTACGGGGGGACGAATGTGTCCCGTATGACTTTCTAGCAACTGCATGTCGCTAAACTGGTAGCGTGACAATAAGTCAATAGCATGGTGAGTGAGTACCCATCCACGTCCCCGCATCTCAGGTAACGTATGTTGCAGTTGTAGCACCGGAATGCCCTGCTGGCGTTTAAGGTTATCAATCGCCAATCGTTCCAGGTTTTTATAGACTAGCTGACGCTGGGTATGGGGAGTCTTTACTTTAGCCAGTGGCAGTCGATGTTTTAGGGCATCTACCGCGGTAATGTAATAGTGGGTAGGTACCTCTGCATTGACGAACCCATGCAGGGTCGCTAGCTCATCTGCAAAGCCTTGTATAAACTCCCCTCGGTCCACGAGCAAGGGATCTTCAAAGCTACCATGGTAGTTTCGAAAGAGGGTATAGATATTCATCCATACATGGTCCACTTTCTTACCCAGGTCAGCTAAGTTTTCCTCCAGCGGTATAGCCGTAGGGACACTAAAAGCGAGCGTTTCCCCCATTGCTCGGTCTTGTACGTTAGCCATACAGCCTCCTTATAGATGAGCGCGCAGTAGCGCTAAGGCGTTCTGAGACAGATGGGCCTCGACCCCTTTCTGTGCAAGGCGATTCGCCATAAGTGCTTCTGCATCGTTTCTACCCAACGGTGTCGGGGTAAAGGTTTGACCCAGTACCGGTTTAAACTGCGCAGCCTCCTCTGACTTAAGGTACTTGAAGGTACAGTGTATAAGCGGGGCATTGTGTTTAAAGGCTTGTAGTAGCGGCAAGCACGCATCGTTTCGAGGTACGGTAAAGCGCACATGTGAACCCGGTGGTAGACTGCCGGCTTCTTTCAAGGTTTCTTCGACACGCTCATCACTGAGCGCCTCACCTTCATAGGTTACAAACCGAGTGGCGTGGGGATTCTCAACAAAAACGATTTCATCCCCAGCATGGTCTTTACATCCATAGTCTGTAACCCGTACATGTCCCTTGGCACCCTCTTCACCGTGTGCCAGTCGATCCAAGGACCCCTGTGCAAAAATACGCCCATGAAACCGAGCAGCGTGGTGGTGTCCAATGGAAATGTATCGCTTAACGATTGACTGGTACCGTTCAGAGTCGTGACAGGGCAATACTACGTTGGTGGGTAACTGAAATTCAAACATCCCATGCATGATGGCATAGTCTACTGAATCCAGACCGTGTTGTAGCAGTACCGCCTGTACATCCTGCCAGGTGTCTTCAGGGTCCATGCGCCATTCATCGGGCACATAGAGTACATCCAGTCCCAGTGACTCCATACGCTCTATAGAAAGCGTATCCACATACTTACAGTCGGCCTGTATGCCGGTAATGGTGTTGATCGTCTCAAAGAGTACGGATTGACCCCGGTCATGCGAGGGCGTACCTTCGAGCACCCTAAGGATAATGTTCCACCGTTTACAGACTGACAGTAAATCCGCCATCCAGAGCTCAATTGCCTGAACGTCCGCATCGGAAAGGTGAGCAACCTGATCGAACAGGTCGCCCCCTATAAAGATGGCATCCAGTGCACCCGTTTCACGGTTATCAGGAAACGCGGCTTTAAGGGATTTAAGGATATTTTTTGATGAGACCCGGCTATGGCACAGGTGTATATCCGAGACAAAGGCAAGGTGCAGGGGTTTGGTACCCTTACCAGTCATCAGCATCCTCCAAGGTTACATCCGTTTCACTCACCACACCGGCACCCCCGATGTTGTAACGCGCCATGATCTCACGCCAGGCACTGACGTCTTCTTCTGGCACCGCACCCAATACCAGGTCATTCGTAATGTGCTTTTCTGCAAAACGGGCACCGTGCATGGGACTGGCCTCTGTTCGAAGGGCCCATTCTTTTAAGAGCCCTGCAATGTTACGTCCCGTCAGTACCTGCGTGGTGTATGTGATAGGCGGTACACGGAATAGTCGATCCTTACCATCTTCGGACATCACCCAGACCGACAGGCGAGGATCAATCGCGAGCTTCAGCCATTCTTCGCGTAGACGTTCCTGTTCCTCAGCGGGGAGAGTCGTGGGTTCAAAGAACAGAGGTATAAACTGTCGAAAGAGCGACTCGGGTACCTTAGGAAACCCGTTTTCTATTTCATCCAGTAGTTTTCCATAGGGATTCGGATTATCCATGTAGTTCTCCGTTCGCATCAAAGGCCTGTATAAATTGCAAGGTGCCGGTTGAGTTGTCCGCCTGTAAGAGGCGCTGAAGGTCATAGCGCTGCCCCTCCCAGCTACCACTGATGTGTAGGTCAAAGGCCATTTTAGCCCCCTCACTGGCACCGTCATTCAATGTAAAGCTCACATCTACATTGGAGAAGTAACGGCTATAGTAAAGCTTAACCGCTTTCTCAACTTCCGAGGTCAGCTCAGTTGGATTCTGACCGTGCTGGGACAGCACGTACTGCAGACTCGTTACATTACCGCGATACACGTTGGACTGTGAGTGGTCTGTTAAAAACATATGGGAAAAGAGTCGGGTCATAATGAGGGTTGGATCCTGTAGCCAGCCTTCACCCGACAACATAGGCAGTGTTGTGGTCATTGCAGTCAATCTCCTATTTATATAGCATCCATGCACCGCCTCATTATTTACTACAAAAAAAATAGCCCCCGAAAGGGCTATCGTCGCTCCGTGTTTAAATGACCGAGCAACATAAAGAAGGCATTTACCCGATAGTCCTCTACCGCCTCCTCGATGCCGCGATGGATACGCTCAGCATTCGCAACATATAGGCCCTTATAGTACGGATGGAACTCCGGTACGGTATTCCTCCCGTAGTGGTTCGAGTAGGTCTCTAACCCTGTCCAAAGCTCACTGACAATCCCCTCTGTAATGCGCGATTCGATCGCCTGAAGAGGCGTGCCCTTAGGCACAACCTCTTCCCAGCTCAGGGTTTTACATTCCACTATTTCGTTTGACATACTTACCCCACAGTGGCATTCCACTCAGACGTTGGATCGGATAGCCCTTCATCCAGTGCATCCTCCGCAACCGCCCACGCCATCTGGATAGCCGCCTTTTCGAGGTGCTGTAGGCGTGAATCCATACCGATCAGAGGCTCGTAGTAATTTACGTAGCATTCCGGTACCTGCACGGGTGGGTTTTCCATCTCATCTAATTGTCGCAGGGTATACTGAGGCATAATAATCCCTTCAGTCGCCTGTCGATAATCGTAGAAGTCTCGCCCATTGGCATCCGGAGCAGGATCTACATACCGCTTACCGTACCCTTCAATGCGGTCATCCTGATAGTATTCCCGTACGGTTGGGTTGGCCATCACCCACCGCACCATGCTATTGGGTGCTTGCTGAAGTGATCCCACATCCCAGATAGGGCGAATTGAATCGTCCTGCCAAAAGTTGCGGATTTTGTACCGGATTGCCTGTACGTGTCGACCGATCTCAGACTCTCTGAACTTTTCAAACCCCGTCATTACCCGGTCACGGATAAAGGACGGTGCATTCGGTATCGCAGCCATATAAGACTGGATTCCCGATTGAATGTAGTTCATGGCGTCATTACTCGAGGGCGCAAATAGCGCCGAAGCCATAGTGTCGGGATCGGAGTATATTACTGCCATTGTGTTACTCCTTCGTTAAAGGTTCAATATAGTAATATAGGTTTACTCAGGGACTGGGTTTACCTTAATCGGATACCAAGCTAACCCTTGCTCACCTACCATCCGTCGGTAGTGCACAAGTTTAATTTCATCGGTGTATAGGTCTACCGTACGCAAAATGCAGGTGTCTCCCGGTCTAGAGAGAGCCGCATCCAGTGTAATGCTCTGAATACCCTTTACGGTTGGTAGCTGAAACCGACCCTGCATCCCTGTGTCTGCATGGGTACCCAGCGTTTGGCCCTGCAATTCCGTTACCTCAAAACACCGTACGTAGTTACGAATGCCGCCATCATTTAGCAGTGCTGTAAAACAGCAGGTGCCAATAGTGCCGTCCTCACTCGTTGACAAGGAAATGTGCTCCCGCATAATGCGGCTACGATCAAATCCCAATCCGTAGGGGTACAGTGTAACCGTACCCATGTCCGCCGTACGCCCCATAGCGATGTGGACTCCACCCTCTTCGATGGGGTGAGTTACAATACCTGCCCCTGGGTGAATCATAGACGACCCCCCATTGGCCGGACGAGGTACCTCACATACGCTGAGGTAGTTAAGGTATTCCTCGGTATCATCAAAGAGCTTCATACGCCACCTCCTTTAGGTACGTTACGATCACTGCGCCTAGTCTTCGGGTCCTCCAGCCGCGCCAGTAATTCTGTAACGGCCTTTTCACTCACCCGTACAGTAAACCCACCGTCTTTTAATTCCTTGCTGAAGGTGACCCCCATGTCCGCCAGTGACTCCTCCATGAGTTCAACTGTAGACAGTCTCATCTCCATCTCCAGTATCTCATTGCGTGCAATCGTAGATTTAGCCAGCCCTAATAAGTCTGCAAACTCTTGCTGACCCATGGCGACAGCACTTCGCCCTACCCGCATCATTAGTGCGGCTCGTGCAGCAGAATGATTCATGTTAGTCCTCCTCCTACCTATAGTAAACGCAGCCCTTAAGAGGCTGCGTCCTTTATTGCATAGTCTTCTTCTTCCAGCCAGTTAGCCAGTACACCAACATCTACCTCCGGTAGACTCGATGCCCCGTTAAACTCTCCAGGATCCGTATACGAATGGATACCGTAATGTGGGCGGTAATACTCAAACGCATCGTGTTGCTGTTTCGAGAGCGCTATCATGCCTGATAGTTGCGAGGTCTTCACCTAAGTTCGTTAGACTTAAGCAGTTCTCTTATGAACTTCTCCGGGTGTTACCCGGACGTCGAGGTCATATCTTCACCCTCCATATAGAAGGGGGCTCCCATTTCTGCCCACTTGGGCTCTACACCGTGGTTACCGGTTGACCGTCGGACCTGGACCCTAGCCTACTTCACAGTAGTCCTTAGGTCATTGGCTGCGTGGTTGAACATTGTCACGCGCCTTAGGCTTACTATTGCCATAGCGCATCTTGTCTATTTTTTCTACTTTCGTAACCTTCACACTTGGCCTTTCGACCTATGTTGTGGTTAGACAAGCTTTAGCCCGTTCCCGCAATTAGAGAGCGATCACTATACAGTTACCCGTATAGCGGACACATGTCTTTAGTTAAAGACGTTTATCACCATCGAACCTTTTGTCCACTGTAGGCGCTACACTACAGCCGGTGTGCTCAGACACCCGCCCCTGCTTTCACAGGGGAGCAGACCATATCACCTTCCTTCCACAGTGTGGTTAGGAAGCCTCCCGTTTGGCAGGCGCTTGCCCGCTACTCCGCGCTACCGGATGGCCGTTGAACTCACTCCGTGTTACCCACAGGTAATGTAGGAGCTTCGCTGCGTCGGTTGCCCAATCTCTAAGGGTTTTTACCATACCTCTCACTTCCATTACTGGGAGAGGGATTACCCTACCTTTCGGTGGGTAAGGGGTACCTTAGAGCTGTAAAGGGGTTTCCCGCAGTTAGAGAGGATCCCTTAAACATCTCTGCCTAAGGGGACTTTGTTTAACAAGTTATTAATTTCAGTGATCAGGCTACGGCAGTGCCGGTGACATTAGCCTCTTCACTGAAGACCCACTTAGTAGCCTTAACGGTGAGTCCATTTACCCTATATACGCCGTCGTGCTGGGACAGTGCGTCGCGCAATCGCTTTAGCTCCATGTTGACCGCAGCGGCTACATCCTCTAACCGTAGATACAGTGTACGATTACCACTGTCATCGGCAGTCACCGAGTACGCATATGTAATGCTGTATGCGTCCCGGTACTTGATTAACTCTTCGATAGTCGGCCAGGGCCTATAATCGTTCTGTACCCTAACTAACCACCTTGACCTTACCAGCCTGCTGTTAATTCTTGCTGCCGTTATGCTGGGCCTCTTGGCCCCACATATGGTTGAGGCCTGACTCGTATCCAGGTTGCAGAACTCTTGCCCAGTTACGTAGTCCTTAACCTTAAGGGTTAAAGGTTTACCGGTCCTAGCCTTTGTAATGTACTCTAGGTCTATTTCCGGGAAGGGATACTTCTCCAACTCGTCCGTGTATCTGAATACATACCCTTTAAGGTCACAATCCCTTCGTTTCCTGGCATTTGTAGCTATCTGATATTTAGATATCTTAAGACGCTCTGCGGCCTCATTGACGCTATCGAAATCATGTCGCCGCTGTGTCTTAACAGAAAGTGCAACTACCGGCCGAGCTCTACCCCTAGTGTATGTGGATAGCTCCTCCAAGGAGGGCCACTCCCTATCGTCTAGAAGCTTTTTAACTAGGTACCCGTTAATTGGGTAGAAGTTATCCCGTCTTAGGGAGGCTGAAAGAGTTCCAGGTTGCACACCAATTGCCGCGCCCAGCGCTATGCAGTTTGGTCGGACGATCTCTGTGCCGTTGGAGAGGTCTAACGCCACAACGTCATTTGAGCATTTGACCGTGGCGTCGGCTATCTCGCTCACCGTAGGTAGGGCGTCTTTGTTGCCAATGAAGCTAAAGGCATGTCCGTTAATGGCGTGCTTTCTACCATAACGGCAAATGTCCCTCACAGTGGCCGGCAACACGTTATGTGCCCTCGCAGCGCTTGCGACGCTTGGGTATATGGTAATCGAACCACTACATGCGTTTATGGCAACGACCTCGATGCCAAGATGCGAGGTACTTTCGACCCTATCGACCCTAGCCAACTCCGTCTTTGTGAGTTTCTCTGAAAGGTATCTGAAAACGTAGCGTCCAAACCTAATTTTAGGTTCGCCATTTACCCACCTGTGGATGTTCTCTTGCCCAACGCCGTTGTCCCTAGCGGCGGCGTTTAAGGTTACCCATTCACGGGTACTGCCGTCCACGAGATCGTGCCGTATGATAGCCCTATTGTCATCCCTTAAGCCATTTTGATACGCATGGTGGGAGTTGTATCCCCAGGTACACCATTCTAGGTTAAATGGACTGTTGTTAAATTTATCGCCATCCTTGTGATTTACAACTACATGCGTGGAACACTCCCTTTTTAGGAAGGTCAAAGCCACAAGTCTATGGACCGCAACGCTCTTCTTCCGACCGGCTTTTTCATCAAACGTCTGAACAGTGGAGTATCCCCTCTTACCATTGGAATTACACTTTCTACCCAACGGTTCCCCGTTAATGGCAGATATCGCCTCCCCGACGCCGTTAACTAGCACATCAGGATGGTTAGGTACAACGTAGTATCCAGGGAATTCTTTAGACTCCTCGGGAGTTCTAAACCCTCTAGATACTTCATTGGATAGGTTTTCCATTATCTTACACCTCATTTCATGTCACTGACCGTCGATATAAGATAACGGCACAACGTATTAATTAACTTGTTAAACTAAAAAATCTGCGTTTGGTGCACGGGTACATAGCACTGATAGACTGCTAACATTATCAGAAATATCGTTTATATGGAGGGCTTGGATACTTCCCCTAGCAAGGGTCGGATACCTCACGAACAGACAGCGTACGCCTTTGCCACCCGGGGCCTCTTGGAAGATCTCATAGAGTAGCTCTTCTAGCAAGGCATCACGTGTGATGGTGTGTCGGTCGATATACTCCCAGGCATCTCGATGGGTATAGCCCTTCTTATAGAGTTTATTCAACAAGTGGACTTTAAACATCGTAACCGCTTGAGAGTACGGGATCTTTATTTGCTCATAGTCGTGTACCCCTGACTCCGACACAATTACTGACCGGAATGCAAACGGTGTGCGGCCACCAAAGACGGTGTTACGGAGGAGACCTTCCTTTTTGGAGAAAGGATCACCAAACATGTCACTGTAGTAGCTAGCCAATGAGTTAATGATGGAGGTAATCTTGCCTTCTAAGCGGCGTACGTTGGCATAGGTCTCCTCATCGATAGAAGTAATAGTACGGGCCGCGTCTAACGCTTCACGAATAGCCGTATCGGCATAGGTACCTGTAGCCGTGTTCTCCATGACAAATGCAATCTTATTTGGCATGGGGAGGTGTTGTGGGAAGAAGCGGTCCCGGTAGACGGTGAAGAACGCCTGCATCGACTCGCGCTCATGTCGGGGCATTAGCGTTAGAATGGCTTCGGCTATGTCATCGAAATGTGCAATGAAATTATTCAGGCCTCTGGGTATCCCCGTTTTCATTAACCGGTGCATAATCATCGAGGCTTTCTTATTTGACTCAGGGGGATCCTCCATGAGTGGGGCACAAAACCATTGAAGTACGTTAAACCGGGATCCGGTCATGAGGGGAGAGAGAATCATCCAGAGCATGGGGTTTACCAGGCTGTGGACGCCTTGTGGTGCACGGAACCAGACGTTCGAGACGATCTCTTGATCACCGGCGGCTTCTACACGGGTATTGCACTTAGGACAGAGCTGCCCTAGGTTATAGCCATAGGAGAGGTGTCCGCAGCTGCAGGAGGGGATAGAGTCCAGTGTATCGGTGTGATCATAGGTCGTCATGATCATAGCGTTCAATGCATCCCGCTCTTCCTTCGTTCGGGCCGGAACATCATTCAGGATGATCGGAGTGAAGGGTAGAGAGTGGAAGGCACGGTCATGGTCATGGATCGAGAACGCAATCATTTCATTCTCATGCATGGGTGACTCCTTAAAGGTTAAAGGTAGGGTCTACGTAGCGGATGAACGTGTGGAGATCGGCGTCTCTGACGAAGAGTGTGGGATCCCCTATAGGGCGTGGGTAGGTATTGGTATATCGGTTAGTGTAGGACTCCTGACTGCGAAAGGGCAAAACGATGGTAGCGAGGGTGGTTTTATGTCCCCACCTGAGATAGTAGTAGGTATTCTTTTTATCCATGGTCTTCTCCTATACGAAATAGACATAGGGGGTTAAAGTTTATTTCTACACTAAAAGACATAAAAAAATAAGGAGACCCCGAAGGGCCTCCTTAATCCTGGACGTGCTTACTGACCGTAGGGCTTGTTGAATACGGGGTTAATGTAGCTACCGCGCATCTGCTCACCCATCGGGCCGGTCTGGCCGTACGGAGACTGGTAGAAACCAGCCGCGTTGTAGGTGCCACCGAAGTTCGGGTCAATACCCTGACGCTGCATGCCCTGATCGTAGGCGACCATGTCATCGGAGATGATACGGACGTCATTGTTGATCAGTGCCTGTACCAGACAGGGAATGAAGTTCGGTGAGAAGTACACGCGAGTGGCCATGCCAGTGATGTTGCAGTCACCGGCAACGGACATCAGGCAGCGACGACGGTCTGACAGGTTAATGTTGTTAGCAATGCCCGGAGTCATTGCAGCGGTAGCCTGAGCTACGAACTGCAGGTCCTTCGGAGACGCAGACAGCATGGTCAGATAGTCGATGGTACGCAGGTCACGAGCGCGACCATCCTTATCGGTGTAGGTACCGAGGTGAACGGTCACAGTGTCGTGGTGCATCACTGCCGCCTTAGCGTTGCCGTTGTTAGCCTGTGCCCAGACCTGAGAGAAGGCACCACCGGTCAACGCATCACATTCAGCGATGATGTCATCATTGGCGCCAGAGCGCGGGTTCTGTGCTGCCGCAATGAATACGGACTGCACCCACTCCAGACGACCACCCTGCTCCACATCCAGTGCAACCGCTACGTTCTGCGTACACCACTTAGTGGCCATGCTGAACGGAGTTTCCTTGCCTTCTTCCGGCGCCTTGTTAAGGGATACCGATTCAACCGGCACCTTACCCAACGCTTCCGGACCACGGCCGTAGGGATCGTATTCCAGACCCAACATGCCAATGGACTGCTTCTGTACCTTCTGACCCGGGTAGGTTTCGAAGACACGGACCCAACCGTGATTAGCGGTCATGGCCAGAGTTGCAACCAGACCCATCAGCTGGGTACGCAGATCCTCAATGGAGCGACCAGAGTTCGCCAGACCGGCGACTTCAGTCAGTACCACGACCGGCATGTAACCAGGCTTGGGTACCTGAGGCTGCTGCAGCTGAGCGTACGGGCTAGTCTGCTGCTGGGTAATAATGTTGAAATCCACATAACCAGACACTTCAGCCAGGTTATGCTCCTGAGTACCAGTATGAACCTGGTACATGTCACCCTGCTTCTGATTAACGCGGGTGAGTTTGATGGAGGTATTGAAGTCGGCTGCAATTGGTTGACCAATCCGGTTCAGGCGACATTCGCCCGGAGTGACTGTAGTGCGCTGACGCACTGCAACCTGTGGGTTGCGCAGGTGCTTCGCGTTAACACGTCCCACACCCTGACCACCTGCGGCATCAATGATGGCCAGATGTGCAGAGTCAAAGTACACTCGAGTCACCTCTGCTGAGGAGAGATCCGCTGCCTTGGGCACCACACAGTGACCGATATGAACCACTTCGGCCGGATTCACTTTGTACTGGTTAGCCACGAAGGTGGATACCACTTCACGCAGCTTCTCATCGAAACAGCGGGTTGTGGGGCGATCAGTGATCACGTCCTTCTGACCAGAATAATCGCGGATGGTTTCCACGATCGGTTCCAGCTTAGAGGACATCATGCCCTCAATCAAGAGGTCATATACGACAACCTGCTTGGTGGCGCTGGATACTGCACACAGTGCCAGCACCGGCAAGTAGAGTTGCTGGCTGGAAACGGAAACCACCTCCAACTTCAACATGTTAGAAATCTCTGGCAGCGCTGCCAGACGTTTCATTTCTTCACTGAAGGCGGCGAAGCCTTCAGTATCCATGCCACCACTCAGGGTGGCTACACCCAGACCCTCGAACGGGTCCGCGCCGTCATACTCGTTGTAACGAGTATTATTGGTATACCCCTGCTGTGGTTGTGGCTGCTGAGTCTGCTGTGCAGCCTGCGGCTGTGCAGTCTGGTCAGCAGTTTTGTTCGGGTTGTTGTCATTCACACGCATGATTTCTTCCTTTTCATGAAAGTGTAGGGATTGCGGTTAAACTATTCGAATAGCCTAACAGATGCTAGACCACTATTGTAATATAGGTCTTGAATTCGCTTGAATTGCCAGTTTTACACCGATTAGGCGAAGTAGACGTCAGTCTGCTCCTATCCAATCGGGTTAGAAGGTGAAAATTAATACATCGAGAACTCGCGCACCGCGTATTTCTGGTCGTACACCAATGCCTTGCGGCACTGGCGAGTTCTTTGTATATAATAGTGTCACTGTGATTATTTTTTACAATTCACACATTCTAATAATGATTATCGACTGGAATCCTATAGACACCCCCGTATTCATGGAGCCATTATGCACGCTATACTTAAACCCTCGCATACTAACCGGGGGCAAATCAGTCAGTCTAAATTAAACCGCGTCTCTGGTTTAATGCGTACTCAGATTACCCGGGTGCAGGACCACTACCGCAGCCGTCTAGAGGCCGCAGACGGTAATCACCCCCTCGTTCGACTCGTGTACTCCTTTCTATTCTCACCGCATCAGGAACCTATGGCGGTCTATGAGTGGGCGGTTGAGAATGAAGTTGAACTCGCGCAGGCGGTGGGATTCAGTAACAGTATCCAACACCGTAAACCACTAGAGTCGGTATGCTATCCAGACTGCGATGAGTACTGGGTGACCCATCGCCCTAGCCACATTCGTATGACCTTTAATGGGGCGGATGAGATCCTGCTCAACACGACACCCGTTACAGTGCTATATCAGCCCTACATTCTACCCGTCCATTATATCCCTAAGGGAGGGAAGGGCAGTAATCATTGGGCGGTGATCGGCGTCGATATCCCTGCACTGGCACTGATGTATCAGGCCTGGATGCAGTACAATGAAGCCCTACCGGCTGGACAGAAGCAATCCATTGAGCAGTTCGTAGGTAGTTACGTGTTACCGGGTATGCTGGTCAGTCAAGCAAACAGTGTACGGTTGAATATGTTATCCCGCTATATGGACGACAGTGTACCTAAATTGGACACTCGATCGAATATCGGTATGACGGATCACACGGGTGAACTGCAATCGATTCTACACGACATTATTGTCGACAGTGATAGCCGTAACTATCCGTTAGGGTACCTTTATTACCTTATTGGCGCTATCCAAGAAGGACAGTCGTTACTGGATAACTTTCCCCATATCGCCGCCCCTGAGGTATTCCCGCTCTATACCTGCCGTTATTTGGCAGCAGTTGCATGGGTGCGTACTGCAACCATGTTGGAACTATCCCCCTCGGATGCACGGGAATACGGGCAACGGGTACGCGCCATGTCCCGTCAAGTAAGGGCCCGCTTCACCCATCAGCAGTTGGGTAAGGGATATGTGGATAAGGTGGAAAGCTGGCACAGTGACATTGTGAACCTACTGACATAAGAAAGACAGGACTGGCCTTAGCCAGTCCTGTCCTTTATGCTGTTTTATAGATATTCACGTCGACCTCTTTCGAGAGTAGACGCGTTTTCTTTTTGTTTCTAAGGTAGATACCCATGGTTTCAAGAATGATCAGGAACCCGGCCATCATCTCCGACTCAATGTGCTCGACGTTAATTACCTTCAGTATCTCCTCAGGTACCTTGCCCTTTTGTAAACGTGAGCGAGGGATCAAGAAGTTACTGAAGCTGCTACGGCCTGTTGCCTTGGTACCGCAGGTCGGGCAGACGGCATCCTTCTCACTCGTCTCCTCACACTGACAACTATACGAAGCCGCTAGCCATTCGCGTAACCCCTCCTGCATCTCAGGTTCCAATGTCTCCATCCACTCTTTAAGTTTAACGGGTGAACCTAAGTCCACCGGGACCTTCACTGCTGCGTAAGGAGGGGGGTCAGCCATCCCATAACGGCAGGCAAAGACCTTATTCCAAAGGTCATAGTGAACGTGGTTCGATTTCGATGCATTCTTATACGCCTTGGCGGCCTTTATCTGCATAGAGGCTAGATACGTGGACTCACCGGCCAGGATAGAGCGGTTAACCTCATGGGCGAGGGTAACGGGTACCCGAAGGGCCTCATACATCGTAGGGCGGTTATTCGCCATAATGGAATCCATAATCCATTTGATGTAGTTACCCAGTGTCTCGGTAATGATACTCGGAAGACGAGAGTTCTTAAGGTTTACGCCCTTAGAGTCAAACTCAGGTTCTGGGTATACGTTGCCCTCACAGGCACGAATGTACGAAAAGTAATGTTTCGCCATATTCGTAACGCCCAATACCGGCTGATAGAACTCAGACTTCATTGCCAGTCTAAAGAGCTTATCGTCTTTGACCCCTAAGTGTCTGGATAATTGTGCCAGTACATGCTTAAGGACCTGAGAGTCAATGTACGCCATCGCACCCGCTACCGACATGCCTCGACGGGTAAAGTCATTTTGCCCGATATACCAGACCACCCAGTCTTCGGTGGTAAAGATCGTGGAGTCAGTATCCGAAACCACCGCACAGTCCCTTAAGATGGTGGGGACACTGTGTACACCGTGTGGCATGTGGTCTGACTTAAGGAACGCATCGATGTAGAGCTGGTAGTTAGATAATGCCTCCTGTGTTTGTTTAATGGCCGCACCATAGAGCTTATATCCCTCAGGATTATCCTTGGCCATATCGCGAACAGTCTTACCACTGAGCTCTTCGGACATCACCAACCCGATCATGGCAACCAAATCAGGATGTGCACCCTGTACATAGACATCAGGGTCCTCTACACCCTCTAGAGGCTTCTCCACCAACTGACCGATAAAGGCACGCATGAACCCTTCATTCACATCCCGCATCGCTCTAAGGTCATAGGTAAAGGCTACGACCGCCCGTTGCCAATCTTCCATCTTATCAATAAAAGCACTGACCTGCTCCACACCCTTAGGGGAGCGCCAGTATCGACGACAGCTTCTAAAGATATGGTCCTTAAGGTAGTCGGGGGTAGGGGCTGTAAGCTTATAGGTTGCGAGTGCCTCTTTAACCAAACTCTCGTCGGCGAGTCGAATCGAGGCTGCCATTTCCGATAAGGTGACCTCACTATTATAATAATGTCGGTTTCCCATAAGCAGTCGTTCAGCCACCGCATTGGAGTAACTAGTCGCACAGCGGCAGATGGAGGTCAGTGTCGTATGGGCAGAGGCATTATAAATCGGGTTATGTGGACTGGAGTGGGCACCCGAAATAGAGTTGTTCAGGATCTTGATGGTAGATTGTTGGTTATTACAGAAGGTAGCCAACTCCATATTACCTTCCATCTTAGCCTTCTGCCCTTCTTTCTTCACCTTAGATCGCCGCTGCAAGCCCTGATCGATAAAGTCAGGCAAGAACCCCAACTTCTTATCGGGATTCGAATACATGATGAGGTTAGGGCCCAGGATGCGACCGGTATGCTCGATCTCATTCAGGTAATTCGTTAACGGCTGTTTCTCTTTACGTCGATCGGGCGAGCCGTCTCTGCGGGCCAGGGTCTTGAGAACCGGCTCTTGAAACTGACTATTGGCCTTTAGCCATTCTAAAGCAACGTCCTTAGGCTTACCCGACATAATGCTTATATACTGCGCCATGTTTTCATGGTAGTTGTTCAGGATATTAATGTCGCGCGTGTACTCTGACGGTGCGCGTACAAATGGATCTTTCATTAGGGATACTCCAGACGTAAGGGTCGAGTAATCAATTCTACTACCTTATAGGGGCTACCGATCTAAATAGAAAAAAAAATAACCCCACTCCCGAAGGAGTGAGGGTGCCTAATATTAACGGCTAACCCACCGTAGTGGGACCTTTAACCAAGGGGTAAAGCATGTACATCTTCCACATGAGATAGGGGTGATGAGTAATTATTCACTGACTTCAATTTTATCGATCTTGTATCCATTCGACAGCAGCAGAGCACGGATCGCGGTTGTATCGGGATCCCGAAAGTCAGTCAGGGTGATAGTGGCCTTGGACACCGTATTGACGTACAGGGCAGATTCAATAATCCAGGCCTCTCCGACATACAGAATAGCACTGTCGTTTGCCTTAATCATAAGGTAGTTATAGGCTGTCCAGTCATCCGGGTAGATGGCCTTAACGTTATCCGGCAAATGCCGATAGATGTTGGCATGATGCGTAGCTGCATTGGCTGACGCGGGCACCCCGTCACTGTTTAGACGGGCCAGTATTTTACCTTCAATCTCAACCCGTCCAGACATAGCGCTGTACAGCGACATCTGTACGTTATCGTTCAGGGTGAGTTGGTGTACCGTGACGGCGTTTAACATGTTGTAATCTCCGTGTTCGCGCGGCGTAGGTACCGAGCGCATCGATGAACTTTAAAGTAGATAGATCAAGCTCAGCTTTATACCACTGATCAATGATCTCAACCAAGGGTTCTTGAAGGGCTAGGGGGAGCGACTCCAGAGGTTCTAAATCTCCATCATCCAAGGCTAGGACGACCTCCGTCAACCGCTCTAGCCCCTGTGCAATGATAAGGGGCGTGATGGGGGTGTCAGGTGAGTCTTCTAATAGCCACGTCATGATGAGGGGCACTATCTCGACCCGACGGTCTATTATAATTGTAACCATCTTCCGTCCTTATTAACAGACTGTTCCCACCCAACAACTCTACCCTTGCGATAGGGGCTAGGTAGAGGGCATGGTCCGGTGGTATCACTTTGAGTTGCTCGTAAATCTCTGAGCACAGCGTATGGAGGCAGTAGTATATCATCTCCTCCAAGTCACTGCGCCAGCCTGTGTCTAGAAATGACATTATATCATCGACATAGGTGTCGGATAAAATTATGTCAATAACCTCATCCACAATGTCTTCATTCCACCCATGGTTAATCGCTGCGGCTAAGTGTTCAACTGCACCGGGGAGGGGTTTGAACAGATAGTAGTACCAGCGGTTAATCGTTGCGGGGTTAGCCCCTACCTCAGCCTGCAGTGGGTATAATAGATGATACAGGTGTGGGATACTGATAATGACAATCGAAGCCATACCAACGACCTCCGTTAAATAAAGGATACCACGACATTATTAGGGCCGATAATAGCCGCACGGGTAACAGGCTTACCCAGATACGGCATGATTAGCGCCTCTTGCGGATATTCGAATCCTGCAATGAGTTCCATTAGCCATTCCTGTATAACGTCGTACTCTAGCATAAAAAGGGCGTCCCGAATAACCCTCCCCTGATCTGACTCTAAAAGATGGGTGGCGAGTATGTCAGCCGATTGCAGTCCGTCTGGACGCCAGCGATCAATAACGTCTACTGATAAAAGGTGGTTATAAAGGATAGGCAATATACCCCCCACTACCGGATGGTAGTGGGGGTCTATGGTGTTTTCCTCTATACCGTAATGCGTGAGTATCAGGCTATGGTAGCCTCTCATTGGACCCTCCTGCCCAATACGGGTTATCAACAGTAAGGTTTGGCACAATGTTAATCGCCACTGCAGCCGGTGGCAGTAGCGCAACACTTTTATCCTCATGGATGTAGATCGACATCGGTACCGGTACTACGCTGTTTTTAACCGCCTCCAGTATCTCGTAGGCCACCGACTCCCATTGGTAGGCACGGGTACAAACGTCACAGTCATGACACCCGCACTCTAGCGTCGGCATGTGGCCCATCCAATCGCTGTCTAGTACGTACGTAACCACATCGTCCATCCGTGCATCCGGATCCTGCTCAGCCAAATAAAAGAGCGCATACAGGTCTTCGGCCAATGCCATGAAGTCGGTACCCGCCTGCAAGACTTGTGGCGGTATGGGCTGGCGATGTATTATTAGTCGTGTCATATTCATGCGTGTCCCCAACCACTGTTATGGGTAGGTGCAATCGCGTGTCGGACCGGGGGATCGGGCCACCATTTAATGACGCCGGTTCCCTGTGAGATCCACTCCACCACATAGGTGTAATTCCACTGAGGAGCACCTACTGTGGACTGCAACAGTGCATCTACCGCATCATAGAGTTGCTTCTCTATATAGGTACGGTAGTCTGTCGGGATGGAGAGTGCGATCATTACATCCGTAAGGGGATCGTTACAATGGGTACGGAACATAGAACCGTAAAGCTGACAATCCACCTCATGGCGTACGATGTCGCACGTATCCACCACTGAGGCTGCTGTGTCGAATTGTACAAGCCAATCTGACAAAGCCTTAGCTGTAGGCACTACACCTACTATTCCGCACCCTTCACTCATCACTCACCTCGCATTCGATGCCAGTCCTGTATGCGATAGTCCCCATCGTGGATTAAAACGTGGAGCTTACCCGCTAGATGTAAACTCCATACGTCATATGGGTTTTCGCTACGCACACGGCTCAAGGCATCATTCAAATGGTAGATTGGCTCAATGTCGTCAAAGAAACACAGGATCTCTTCTATCTGACGGACAATGTCCTCTTCTGATTCGGAAGGTTTGTTAAAGTTAATATCCTCACCCGACAACTGTCGAACAAGTTCCGCCATTTGAACAGGGCTAACCTTCGCTTTCGAGAGCACCTGTTGTAGACCAAAGCTGGGACCATTTTGAATATAGTCCTCTATGGCCGCCAGGAGAATGGCGTCCTCCATTACATTGCGGTAGGTGCCGGTCTCCACATAGCTCTTCGCCAATGCCCCCCGTACCTTAGCCACCACATGGTTACGGGTGTATTCTGGTACAGTCCACCCCATCACTCGGGCGAGCGGCGCCTCGATGACGTCACGTACATGGGCAACGACGAGATTGTAACAGAAGGCCTTGTCATAGTTAAGGTTCGGGATGAGACCCGCTTTAGCGCCCCCCACAAAATAGCTGTGTAACAGGGCGCCATAGCGGTTAAGGTCTAAAATAACACGTTTGTTCTCAGACATACGTCTATCCTTGATACGTCACTCATCGTCGAATGATTGCAGTGGGTGAATGGGCTAGAATCAATGCAACGTCGCCTGGCCCTAGGATTTCAACATCAAATCCTAGATTAGCCGCCGCCTCACCGAACTCAGGGGTAGGTGAGAGTGCACGATAGAGGTCACTGGAGTATTCCTCCAACGCACGGTTAATGGATACCTCCATCTCCAGACAAGGTGGCCGATACCGGGTCGGTACGTAGGTAAGCAAGAACATGTCTTCTAATCTACGCCCCAGCCAGTAGCGGTAGAGGTCCATTACACTGTTACCCCGATCATCCTGAGGCTCTACCATCGTAAAGTCTCTAACCTGCAAACAGGCGTGGATGATTTCCCGTATGTCCCGATCTACACTGCGATCAAAATGATGAATAATCGTAGTAAAGGGAAGCTTACTCACACCAAGCTCCTTCGTTAAGAGGGGGAGAGGCTCCCCCTGCACCCTATTTAGAACACCATACCACTGTCGTCCGTAGTACGGTCACCCTTATCCATCACCTGATGAACACCCACTGGGGTAGCGGTCGCCAGTGATTCCCGTACGCTGTCGTATCCACGGATTGCCATTTCAACACCCCCCATGATTTGTCCAATGCGACTAGCTGAGGTTGCGAAATGGAAGTTAGGCAGGTCCTTAGCACCCCAGACCTTACCATCGTAGTAACCGACACAGCTATACGGCTGACCCAAGGATGGAATTTCATCGCCATCGCTATTGAGCAGTGAGGCTGTCGAGATAACAGCACCGTCCAAGGCCGTAATATCGGTACCCTGCCATTCGGGTTTACCACCAAATGTCTGTTTAAAGGGTAGTACCTCAATCAGCTGAGACGGGATATCGGCGTGGTTACGACTATGATCCAACCAGTTCACCAGGTCAGTGTGGTCCAGTTCATGGTGACTGCCACAGAACAAGAGACCCAGCTGACGTACAATCTCTTCGACACGGTTATCGATATCCGGACGAGAGCCCAGGTATCCATCGTTAGCGTGATTATCGCTAGCGGCGTTTTCCTGATAGATCATCATAATGGGACGATTGTTGGTAGCCTTACCCATGGCCATAGACTGTAGCGTTTCCAGTGTACGCAGCGTATTCTTGGCCTCAATACCTGAATAGGTACTGCCCACCACCAGCGTAATGACGTTTGCACCACGTCGCAACAGTTCTGCCGTTACAAGGGGGCCCACCACAGAACCACTCGTTATCTTCAACACTGTTCGTTAATCAGTGTCCGCAACATTACTTGCAGCTCCCACCTTTCAATGGGAGACGAGACTATATCAATATCCTAATTTTGAATAGGTTTATTTAAGCGCACTATGTGAATGTTTGGGTCATTCAGTTGCTTATAAACATATTCTAGACTGAAGTATTTACGTTTATCTGCTATACCAAGCTCATCTAGAAGAGCCTCGTCGCCCTGGACGAGTTTAGTGGTACTTCCATTGGTTACCCTATACATTCGCATAGGGGCCTTACATTTAAAGTAACTGGAGAGTATGGTCTCCTCAGTAAAGGGATACCACGCATACCTATGAAGGCTAGATCTTAAACCCAGCCCGTGTATGAGTGTAGTTCCCTTACGCCCTTTACATTCGCCAAGTTTAGTCGAAACGTCGCGCTGATCGTAGTTTCCACCGTAATGCTCATTAACAAATTTCGCCACAGCTTCTGTACTGTAAAACTTTGTAGTCGTCTTTGTGTAATAGTCGTAGAGCTCGTAGTACTGTTTTTTGGCCCGATATGGTACCAACTGATAGCTCTCCCTAATTGCCATGGCCTCTTCTTTACATACGTCCGTTGCAGTTGGGAGATCATCCTCGTTGAGTGCAACGTAGTATCCGGCAATATATGCGCACTTTCTAATCTTAAATATATTAGAAAGTGATCGGATACCGGTAAAGTAAGCAGCTATAAAGTAACTAGGGTATACTAGGCGCTCTCCGTTTACACAATCCAATACAAATACGTTGGTGCCGAATTTAGCACTGTTCGAGGAACAAAACAGTGTCTGCTCGTCTTCTAATTTAACTATCCATCGACCGAGCAAGGGTGCGTCTTTAGATCGACGTATCAACGGTATAAGGTTATTGGCATGTATGTTAATGTAATTAGCAGCACTCTTGATTGAGTTGAACGTTAATGTCTGTCCGGACTCTAGGTCTTCCACTAACGTTCTATTCGCATTCGCATTTAATCCGTTGGCAACCGCATGTATGTGGTTCTTATGTGCCGTTACCCACTCTAGGTTGTCGGCGCGGGGATTTAGTTTATTACCATCAATATGGTTGACCTGTAGATTGGCGTCCCAACCCGGTACAAACTCTTCTGCCACCAATCGATGGATGGTACTATATCTTTTGCCGCCGTCATCGTTGAGTATGGATATTTTCAAATACCCGTATTTATCGATGCCCTGCTTCAAGAGTTTGCCAGTTCTAACATTTCTAACTCGGCCAGTGTCACTGACTTCATAATTAGAACACCCTGTTATTTTCTTCCACTTTTCCAATAATGCGTTCTCCATATTCAGGTCGCCCAATCGACCTTTGGTTTACACTATTCAGTCATTATTAGGATAGTCCCCGTTTCGATTTAAGGATCAATGTCCACCCACTTGGGCCCTACACGCTGGTCAATGCGTTAGTCGTTGGACGTTCCCCCTAGCCTGTCTCCCGACAGTCCTTAGGGGCTTCGCTGCTGATTGTCCAATTGCAGATATTTTCAAGCATTCACGTTTGCCTTTTCAGACTACGTTGTAGCTACCTGCACTTAAGGAGTTTCCAGCAATTAAGGGACGTGTCACCATACAGTTACCTGTACGGCGGGCTTATGTCACAACGTGACGTTAACCACCTGAGGCAGAGAACATAACCAGGTTGTAATCAGACGGTTTGTGCTCCACCAACATGTTGTTGACGTGATCGTTCACGCCTTCGAAGGCTTGCTGGCGCTTCTTACCAGCACCCCGCAGACCCGGTACCAAGAACGTCTTAATATCGCCACCCAGATCGCGGATGTTTGAATCCGAGGTGTCCAGTGCGTATTTGCGCACAGTGGGATAGTACGGCACCTCAGTATCCTGAGGCAGACGTACAAAATCTTTGAGCAGGTTAATACCTGCACCGCCGCAGGCATAGATTGACATTGTGGACATGTGTTTTCCTCTTGGTTAATGATTACAGGGCTCCGCCCTTATACGATAGGGGTAGGCCCTTATTTTTTAGACGTTTTTGTTACCCAACCCAAAGGCATACGAGATGCCTCGATATCCGCCAATCGTGTACGGTAGGCGGCCAGCAAATTGCCTACTGGATACAGGTACCGATTGGCCTGTAGGCTCTTAATCTGACGGTTACTGTCCGTATACAGATTGAGGTAATTGTTGCGCTCCAGAATGCGCTCCACAACCAGTGCCATACGGCCATCGTCTTTAAACTTCTGAAGATGCGCCAGACACTCTTCGTATGTCTCCAGTCGCTTATCGCCTGCAATATTCAAGTACATAGTTTCTTCCTTCTGTCTACATTGAATAGGTGGTTATTGCGTAGATTAATTCTACTGGCATTGGGGTAATATAGGTTTTCCCTAGAATTCATTGGCCTGGGTCGATCCTATGACACGTGACAGTATTAAGGGGTGCCCTTATGGCAAACATGGTAACATACGCGGTAAGCCGCATCATGCGGGAGATACCGCACGAGGTGCTCTATCAGGCCTTTGGCTCGAATGAGTGGTATAACCACCTTAACCAACTCAGCATTGAAGAGCGTATTCGACGAGAAGTGATTAACGGCATCGTACTGCCTGATTGCAATATTGTAGGCGGTGAGTCCTACGTTGTGAACTTGGGTGGACTGGTATGGCAGTGGCTGGAGAACGGCGCACGTATTGAAATACCAATGTCTATGACATTGAACCGACCTATTTCATCCGTACTGTCAATTGAGACGACCTACCGTAACTCTGAGCCTTATGGTAGTATGCCGGGTCAGCCCGGTCCAACCGGTTTGAACGAGGTCTATCTCGTAGGCCCTAACGTTATCTTTACACCGATTAACCCCGGGAACCTGAACTGCTTCTTGCGATGCATACTCGAAAACGATGAGCAGTTAGCAAACATTAGTCAGAAAGCGATGTACGTGTTCGGGGACCTCGCTGTACTGGCTGCAAAGATGTATGTCCATAACAAATTGTCCGTTAGCACCACCATCACCGCAATGACCGGTGGACAAGTAGACGGTCGACTGCGGGGCATTATCGATGGGTATAGTGATGCAGCGCAGATGTACGGTGAGCTGCTACAGCGGCGTATTAAGAAAATCGCAATGATACAGGACCGCAAATGGCACCATCGCTTTATTGGTATGGGGCTAAACGATTAAGGATTAGTTATGTACAGTGCAGATGTAGAATTTAACCGCTGTGTCGATGAGTTGACATGGTTAACCGATACTTTACCGGGCCTTGTAGAGTTGGGGGTAAAGGGCGATGCCGACTCTCCGGTAATACGTGCCGTGGAGACCAGCTTAGGGGTTGAGGGACTTAAAGATTGGTTGGAAGATGCAGCCGATGCGATTGTTGCCCTTCTGCGTCGATTGAAGGAGTGGTTTCTAAACCTAGTGAACCAAGCTTTTGGTCGGGCCTCCCGTAATGAACGTACGCAAAAGGCACAGGAAGCAGACCTCAATAAACGTGATGAAACGGTTACTGCAACGGCCACGACTGACAGTGGAGAAACGCAGGATATCGATGAGGTTCGTAAGATCATTGAGGGGATGGAAGCTGAGATTGATCTACTTAAAAAGGCACAAGAGCTTCAGTCAGAACTCATCATAGAGATGACTAAAGACCTTAAATTGGCCATGGAGGATATCAAGCGCACGGGTCACCCGGTTGTACGGGATAAGGCTAAAGCACTTTTATCTGAGCGAATTGCGGCTACAATGGACCGTGACCTCTTACGGGGCAAGAAGCCTTATCGTACACAAAAACAAGCCAATGGGCTGGTAACCGAATTTATTATCCTTTACGGCATGGGTAAGAAATATAAGGTTGCTGTGATCTCACGCGATGGTCCCTATCTTGTACGGTATGAGGAGAAATGGGTAGGTCGGGACATGGATCCCAAGTTACCAGAGCGGACTGGCTATGGTACCAATACGGTACTGGCCCTTAAACGCTGTAACAAGGCTATAGCACGCTACTTAAAGGCGGCGGAACGTGCCGGTGTGAATGAGGATACTCGTCGCCAAATGGAAGCCCATACCAAAGTAGTGGAGGAGTTGACCGCGCGTTTTAAACAGTTAGCGAAGGATTATGAGCTAGACGGTGAAGTACGAACACAGTTTAACGCTAAACTGAACGATATCAGTACTAGAATTACCGGACTGGCTCAGCGGGCTGCCACCCATGTCGATGGCGATCAGAAAGCCATTACTGAGATACTCAGTGCAATAGACGAGTTAGCTGAAGTATATTAAAGCCCACACTCCCTCCGATCGGAGGGAGTGTGTCTTTATGCTGTAAACAACGTAACGGTACGCACGGCATAGTCTAACCCTGCCCGACTAACGAGTCCCGGATAATAAACAGGTGTATGCCAATTAACCGAGGTCGTGTCAGTAGGCCACTCGACAACGTAATGGCTTGTACGACCACTGGGGTAAATGTATTTCGTAATACGCTTAGGGGCATGGCGGGTACCCGGTGGCTCTCCCCTACGCGCTGCCTTCTCCATCATGATCAGCCTACGGTTCACCCAGACGTGTTTACGTATAGCCTGTCTCCGGTACCGCCTAACATAGTAGGTGACTATTACGGCATTCAGTTGAAACCGATGCCGTAGTAAGAACACCCCATCCGCTAGGAGGTACCGAAGGGCAAGGATGAGGCGATTAAAAATCAAAGCCATCATCGAAGTTACCGAGACTATCGACGTCTACACTGCTGTCGATTTGACCAACCAGATAAGACGACAGTTCTGTTTCCTGTGGGGCGGGCTGTACCGCATCAGAGGTTACCCAACTGCGCATCCAGGGTAGGGGGTTTGACTTCAGTTGCCCTACGATAGGTCCCCAGCCCAGGGTATCTGATGCCTCATCAGTAACCCACTCCAGGTACTCATTCAGGATACGGGCATTAAGGCCTATCATGCTACCATCTTTAAAGAGGTACTCGATCCATTCAGACTCCTGATCCTTACAGTCCACCAGAATCTGTTTAAACTCATCATGATGGGTTTTAAAGATTTCCTGCATCACAGGGTCATTTTCACGTGACCCAACCAGCAGGCTCAAGATATGTTTGGTACCTGTCTTATGCAAGAGCTCGTCCCTGCATATGAAACGTACAATCTTAGCGTTACCTTCCATGATACCGCGTTCGGCAAACGCGAAGGTGCAGGCAAAGGACACGTAGAAACGAATCGCTTCCAGTGCGTAGACAGATACCATCGTACGCGCCAAGCGATACTTCATGTTGTATTCGCTGCAATCGTAGGTAATTCCGTTGACCGTGTGCTGTCCAAAGTGCCCAATCACCGAGTAAACATTCGTCAGCTCAATAAAGGCATCGTATTCCTCTGTTACCGCCGATGCACGCTTGATGATTTCAGGCGTCAGCATAATCTCATCGAGGATGGCAGAGGGATCATTAAATACATTACGCATGATGTGCGTGTAGGAGCGAGAATGTATGGCTTCTGAGAAGGTCCAGTTTTCGATCCAGTTCTCTAGCTCGGGAAGCGAAACGATCGGCAGGAACGCAATGGTTGGGGAACGGCCCTGAACCGAATCCAGTAACGTCTGGTACTTCAAGTTCGAGATGAAAATGTGTTGTTCGTGTGGCGACATGTCGTTGAAGTCTTTCTTGTCCTGCGTCAGTTCGACTTCTTCTGGACGCCAGAAATAGGAAAGCTGTTTTTCCGACAACTTCTCGAAGATGGAGTATTTTTGTTGATCATACCGTGCAACATTAACGTTCTCACCAAAGAACATCGGCTGCACCGTGGCATCTACCGCCTTCTTATTGAAGGTTGTAAACGGCTTATGGGTAACCGGTGCAGGTTTTACACTATCGTCCAGAAACGCAACGTGGTCTTCTACATAGGCAGGCATTGGGATAGATTTACTATTCATTTTACATCCTTTAAACGTAGGGGAGGATACCCTCCCCGGTTTACATTAAAGCTTACAGGCACCACCTTCACAACCATCATCCATCTTCGCAATGGCATCCGCGTCGTTACCGTCACGCGTATTATGGTAATAAAGGGTCTTGATACCAATGTGGTGAGCGTACACCATTTCCTTCAGTACCGTTTGAATGGGCACCTTGCCATTAGGATAACGAGCCGGGTCATGGTTGGTGTTAGCAGAGATTGCCTGATCGACAAATTTCTGCATGATGGCCACTAGGTTCAGATAACCCCGGTTAGACTTAATGTCCCAGACGCACTCATACACGTCCTTCAGGTTCTCATAGTCGGCTACGACCTGTGCCATAATCGCGTCTTTATTGGTCTTGTACATGACCAGACCACGCGGTGGCTCAATGCCGTTAATGGAGTTGGTAACCGCTGACGAGGTTTCACAGGGCATGATCGCGGTGACTGTCGAGTTACGTAAGCCATGTGCAAGAATGTCCTTACGCAGCCCCTCCCAGTCACACAGGTATTCGAAGGTACCCAGCTTATCGACATTCTTGCAGTAGCGGTCGATCGGAAGTACACCCTGGCTATAGGTAGTTTCATTAAACTTAGGACAGGGGCCAAATTCCTGTGCTAGTTTATTCGAGGCCTTGAGTAGCCAGTACTGCATTGCCTCGAACAAATTGTGCGTAACCTCTAACCCGCTATCGTCACTGTAGCGTGCTCCGTGTTTAGCCAGGTAAGTTGCAAAGCCAGTTACCCCGACACCTAGGGCACGACGATCCAGTCCACCACGCTGTCCAGCTGGTACTGGGTAATTCTGGTAATCCAGCAAGGCATCTAGCAAACGAATAATGAGCTCTGATAGCTCTTCCAGTTCATCCAGGTTTTCGAGTGCCCCTACGTTGAATGCAGCCAAGGTACAGAGTGCAATCTCGCCTTGATCGCCGTTGACGTCATTCATTGGTTCTGTGGGCAAACAGACCTCTAGGCAGAGGTTCGAGAGGTAGATTGCAGCGACTTTAGGATCGAAGGGACCATTGTTTACGTGATCGACGTTCATCACATAAATGCGGCCCGTAGCCGCACGTTCCATCCCCACTAAACCGAATAGATCAACCGCCTTTACGGTCTTCTTACGTACAGAAGGATCAGCCTCGTACTTTTCATAAAGCTCTGCAAAGCGTACTTGGTCTTGGAAGAAGGCATCATAGAGACCCGGTACGTCAGAGGGACTGAAGAGTGTAACGTTCCCACCTGTTTTTAGACGGGTATAGAGGAAGTCATTAAACTGTACTCCGTAATCCAAACCTCGACAGCGACTTTCTTCAGTACCTTTATTGTTCTTCAGTACCACCAAGTCTTCCACTTCATAGTGCCAGAGTGGGAAGAAGAGTGTGGCAGAGCCATCCCGCACAGCCCCCTGCGAGCACGACTTAACGGCACTGTGGAAATGTTTAATAAAGGGAATGAGCCCTGTGTGTTCTGCTTCCCCATTACGGATGGAGGACCCTTTTGCACGAATACGGCCTGCATTGATACCGATGCCGGAGCGTTGGGAAATATATTTTACGATCGCTGAAGCAGTCGCGTTAATAGAATCCAGGGAATCCCCACTGTCCACTTTCACACAGGAGCTAAACTGACGGGTAGGGGTACGGGCTCCAGCCATGATGGGTGTAGGTAGAGAAAGCTTACCATTAGACAGTGCCGTGTAGAAACGCTTAACCAAATCCAACCGCTGTTCTTTAGGGTACCCCGAGTACAGGGCCATGGGGATAAGAATGAACGCTTGCTGGGGACTTTCGAATAGCTGACCCGTTACACGGTTCTGTAAAAGGTATTTCTTCTGTAGCTGACGGGCTGCAATATACGCAAGGTCCAGATCCTTAGTGTGATCCAGTACGGAGTTTAGCTCCTGGTACTCTTCCCAGCTATAGGTGTTGAGTAGATCTGGGTCATAGCGACCGGCTTCAACCTGGGCCTTCACATGGTCATACAGATGTGGCGGTTCAAACTGACCAAAGGCGCGTTTACGCATCTGGAAAATCAGGAGACGGCCAGCGGCATATTGCGTATCAGGATATTCTTCTGAGATTAAACCGGCGGCTGCGTTAATAAGTTCTTCGTGCAGTGCATCGGAGGTAATGCCATCATAGATACTTCGGCTGGCGGACATAAGAATCTGTGACGGATACGCGGTTTTCAGTCCTTCACAGGCCCACTGGACGGGCTTATTGACTTTATCCGCTTGGTAACTTTCCAATCGGCCATCACGCTTGAGTATTTTAATATCCATCTATACAACCTTAATGGTGGTCAGGTGAGAGCAATAAGGACCTCTATAGCCAAACGCTATAGAGGCTCCTAATGAAAGGGGGTGTGGGAATCGTTTTGGTCTTCCCTATGACACATGATTCTGTCTGGAACTTCCTCGTACAGGATCGGGGTCTAGGATAAAAGAAAAAATAAAGGAATACTACCCCAGCCCGAAGGCTGGGGTAGTAGGAGTTACAGTGCGGCAACCTTTGGGGTTACTCGAACGTGATATCCATCTTCGAATTGACCCTTGCATTCGATGCCGGGGGTACCTTCGATTAGTTCCCAAGCTTCTTTAGACAACAACCCTTCTTTCTCCTCGAAGATATAGTCCAGCGCCAACAATCGCTGGGTGTCCCTCCAGCCTTCGTCTTCGGGAGACATGTCGACCAAGGCCTCAATCCCCAGTGTCTTAAAGACACGTCGTTTACTACGCTCAACCCACTCCTCAGGTGGTGGCCTGAAACCTTGTCTAGAAGCACTGTCACACCTTTCCTGACGAGTCGCCAGTAATAAATGCAATGGGTACATGTGACCATTACCTAGATGTACAGCGCCCCTTGGCACTACCGCCTTTTGATATAGGCGAGAGCGACTGGGTTTAATATTGAGAATATCCTCGATAAGGGTAGACAAGACAAAAGGCGTATTGTCTTGCTCACCTAACAGGATCTCATATCGATCGTTAACGTCCTCACGATAATAGAGGACACCGTCTTTTTCAGGATACAGCATGATACGTCCTCCTTATTTAATGTCTTTGAGGAAGGTATGGTCCTGATACGTCAGAACCACTTTCTTTGGATCATACCAAGACATATCTTTAGCGGTCTTGGTATTCAGGTAGTGCAAAGTGTTGCGCGGAAGCATGCGCTCAGGATTCTCATACAGGTAGGTATAAGCTACCTGCGCAGCGGCACGCTCCTCTTCAAGCGTATAATTACGACGCTTCTCAGCTGGTGTCGAGGTCCAGCTAAACTGTTTATAGTCATGGACTATGGTGCAGCTGGTATCCTTATACCGGTAACCGGCTTCCAGACGGTTAAGGGCAACCTCAGTAGCCAGGGCCATGCCCTTAGGGCCCTGATCAGCCGCCTCGTATATGGCGTTCTCGATCAGGCACTTCTGTTCCAGAGACACACGTGCGTCTGTGTGTCCGGCCATCAGTTCAACGACAAGGGCCATCTCCATTAATGGAATCATAGTGTCCTCCTTAGGACTCGGTATCTGTATTAACTGTTAGTTGTTTACGTGCTTACGGATACGCGCTTTAACGTCATCCAACGACCCGTACTCACCATTCTCTTCAATAAATGGTTTAATAATCGCCAGTGAATCTTTACGCACCTTGACGATCAACTTACGTTGGGTCAAATTATTGACGATCTCGGTCAAGAAGGCGCTGCGCAGGCGCTCTCGGCCCATCATGTCTTTAAGCTCTGAAAAGCTGAGATTCAAGGTGGGGGATAAGTCGGTCAGGGCATGTCGGTTATCAGTCTGTAAGTTGCGTTTACCAATCGCTTGCAGAATGGTAAGTTGTTCTTCAATATCAGCCAATACGGCCAATTCCATTTTCTTCATCATCTTATCTCCTTAGGCCTTACCGGCCCACTCTATCTTACGCGCCAACAGCATGTTTTTGCCATGCTCTTTGTCATAGCAGTTTTTACCTTCGAACAGACGCACGAAAGCCTCTTCGGCAGCATCGTCAATCTCAACCTCGTCAGACGGGATGGCGACCCACCCATAGGAGCATAGGTTGACGTTATCCCCATCTTTTACAAACTGGTCCACCATAGGTGTTAAGTGGTGGTCAATGTCTTTGGACGTCCCATAGAGGGGCTCGAACAGAGCCGAACTGTACTGGGTAACTCCGGTAGGCTTATCCTTATAAAAGACAGCACACCAGAACTGCCAGTTCCGGGGGTAGGTCTTATAGTGATTAAGGACGAACTGGATAGCTTCCGCTCGCTTTTGAGTACCATTTACATAATTGCCAATGGCCTCACACCCATACACCTCTACGCGTTGGGTAAGTAACCCCCCTACAATAAGAACCTTACGGGCCATGTTGTTGACCAGCGACTTCTGGAACGCCGTTAACTGCTTACCTTTGATAGTAGTAAGCTTGACGTTGTGTTTCTTTGCCATCAGTGGTGTACCCCCACTTGACGGAGGGAAAGGGCACGGTTTATTTCCTTGACTCGGGCAAGCCAAGGTTCCAGATCAACCTCAGCCTTTATGAGATCGTGTCCCTCCTTAAGGAGGGACGCCACAAGGGAATCCTCATCACTGAGGTGGCGGCGGTCACCTACCATTAGCTCGAGGGAGCGAATAGCCTGTGCGACATCGAAGGCGGGTGATTGAATGTTCATGGTAGTCTCCTTAGACTGTTGGGTGTATTCATTAAGGTGATATAGGTGTAAAATTGAAATGAAAGCATAAATTCCATTACCCCATAGTGGGTAATGGCTATATTTTTATTAAACGGGTGTAGTTTGAATCGGTGGTAAGGATGCCGGGTATGCAATGTCTGTCCGCTAAACGTCTGCGGTTATTAAAGGAAGCGGTGTGTACCATATGCCCTAAGTAACTATTAATAGTAGACTGTATCCGATCACACTCTGTCCAAAAATCACTATAGTCGGCTACAATTGCACTAGCGGTAGCTAACGTACTGTTGCGTGTATATCGACGCCACGGCTTATGTACGTAACCTACAAAATTAATGCCCTGTGAGGCAGGCGCGATAGTACACTTATCCGGATGTACGGTTAGCTCAAGGTGTTGCTTCAGGTATTGGATAATGGCACCCATCCATTCCTCCAACGCCAAGCGGTCGGTTGAGAAAATAACCGCATCGTCTACATAACGAACATACGCCTTTACACCTAAAACATGTTTTACAAATTTATCAAAGTCATCTAGATACACGTTACTTGCAACTTGACTCAACAGATTTCCGATCGGTAACCCATAGTTATACGGTACGTTCCAAAGTGACTTGTGCTTAGGTACGAGCTCAAACTGGCTATTCGGTTTTATAATCGGATTTACCGTAGGGTCGTTCCACAGTACCCGGTAAAGTAGATTAGATGTGAGGGACGATGAAGGTTCACCCACATGTCGTTCAAACTTATCCCACAGTATGTACTTGTTTATAGATACGAAAAAGTTCTTTATATCGAACTGTAGAACGAAGCAGTCAGTTGCGTAATTTCGGGTTACCCTGCGATGCAGCGCGGTGACCCTATTCGAGGCGGCGAGCGTACCCCTACCCTTAATACAGCTGTAGGTATCCTCAATAAAGCGCTCCTCTAAGTATCGGCCAATATCGGCGTAAATAAGGTGATGAACGATACGATCCCTAAACTGCGCCGCCCATATCTCCCGGGGCTTAGGGTGTGTGACCACAAAGACCTCGGATCGACCTATCTCATAATTGCCGTTGTTCACCTCGTCTAATAGAGTTAAAAGATTGTCCTCGAACCTTAACTCAAATTCAAGGGCTGAACGCTTGTTGCGCTTCAAACGCCTACAGTCTAGATAGGCATAAAGTATATCTTCGTACGTGTACCGGTCCCGAAGGACTATCGGTGTAGACACTTGCTTTATCTCCGGAAAGGCACTACCCAGTTACTGTTGTTCTTGTTGTTGTTGTTCCAATTCCCATTGCCAAAGTTCAGGTTCCAGGCGTTGTTGGAATTGTTC